AATATTGTTTTTTTTTTATAAATTTGGATTTATAATTTTAATTATCTACTTTTGTGTTGTCGACGTAGTTCTCTAGTACATTATGTTCTGCAGCTACGTTGATGGTTTAAAAGTTGCTATTATGCTCATTACGAAGGATAATATTAAGGATTTCTCTTTGGGGCTTTCATTGTCTTCCGGGGACGTTGTTCAGTTTGATATTGACTGCTACCGTTTGGAGTATGTTTACACCTCCGATTCTGCTGGTTATAGGTTGCTTTTTCGTGGTGATGCTAACGGTATTTTTAATGCTACACCTCATCCGGATTACGTTGTTACGGAGGGTGGTATGCTGGGCACGGTCTTATGCTTGTTGGGTTGTAGTGCTGCAGATATCAAAGTGTTCTATCGTATTATTTACGGGATTGATTCGAAGTTGGTTTTTCCTTATTTTCCGCTCGCTTGCCTTTGTTCGACCTTTAAGTCCGCATGTGCATCGATGTATATCCTTAACGCAGTAGTGGCCGTGTTTGTGCTCATGGGTTATTCAGTCCATCCGTCCTTTGGGTTTAGTCCTGCGTTTTATGAGTTCATGACTAAGATTCGTGACGTATCGTATGCCGGGCGTAGTACATTTGTTTTAGGTTCTAGGTTCGCGGTAGGTCAGAAGCTTCATTTGGCGGATATAGATATCTTGCGTAGGTATCATGCTTACGATGCTCTCCTTGAGCTTGCAGGCACCAAAGTTACTGTATCTTTGGTACGCCGAGTTCGTTATATGTGCAGTTTCGCTTCTGGTGATCCGGATGACTGTGTACGTTATACTTTTTACGTAGGTAATGAGTCTTTTTCGGTTTCTATGTACTTATTTAAGGAGTATCATACATCTTTAGTTAAAAATAATAATTATGGAGAAGAATGTGAAAATGCTTCTGGATTACGAGAACCAGAAGTTGCTGGACTCGTCCGCGGTGTCGGATCGGGATGTTTGCGCTGCCGTGTCGAAGACCGACCTGAGCTTGCAGCAGTCTCTTTTGGAGACGTATGTGGAGTACTTAGATGCTCAGGAGCGTCTTCGCGGGTTAAAGTCGTGCTACCCTCTCGATCTTGAGGCTATCGCTACGGCGTCGGGGGACGTTTCGGAGTTGAAGGCGGGTGTTGATTTGATCATGTCGCTTCGCAAGGAGTTTGGCTTCTCAGAGGTCGATCTGGAGTCTTTCGTTCGGTCGTCTAAGACGCAGGATCGGGTCGAGGGTTAGTTTGCGTCATTGCGCTTGTATGCTTCAGTCATATGTAACTTGGTGAAATCCGTATGCGTTAAACTTAGCCCTTCTAAAGTTAAGGGACAGGCTATCGGGTTGCTTGCATACTTACGAGTGCTTGCGCCGCATCAACGACCAAGTAGGAGATACGGTTTTTATGAATTAAGGCTGTAGCAATCCCATGCCTTGTGGTATGGGATGAATACAGTCTTTAATTTTGCATAGATGTAAAAGTAAACTTATATTTGCAAAGCAATTACAGTCATCTATGTTAACATACAAATATAAACTCTATAAGACACGCCGGACCGTATGGTTGAACCGGATGCTTCGTGAGTGTGCATTTGTATGGAACCACGCGCTTTCGCTTGAGCGTAGATACTATCGCATGTATGGTAAGTACATCTCGACGGTTGCCATGCAGAAGCATTTTGCTAAACGCATTAAGCGGAATCTACTATACTCTCACAATAGCGTTGAGGTTTTGCAGCGTCTTGATGCGGCCTACCAGCGCTTCTTCAAGAAGCTTGCTAAGCGTCCACCGAAGTTTCGTCGGGCAGCAGACTTCCAATCATTTGCCTACCAAATGAATCGTGGTTATAAGATAGATGGCAATCGTTTCTTAATCAATCGAATAAAGAAAACTTATAAATTTCATAAATCCTGAAATTTTAGTGGTAATATAAAGACGGTTCGCATCAAGCGTGATCCGTGCGGTGGCTTTTGGTTATATATTACAACCGACGCTAAAGTAGAATCCCACAACACGACACATGATGGTGCGGTTGTTGGTATTGACTTTGGTCTTAAGACGTACCTTACGTTATCCGACGGACGCAGCTACGAGAACCCCCAATTCTTTAATCAGACGCTACGCGACATTCGTAAGGCGCACTGCCGTCTTAGCAGGTCAGTCAGAGGCTCAAACAACCACCGCCGTCGCTGTTTAGAGCTAGACAGACTTTATCGCAAAATCAGCAACCGTCGTGAGGATTATCAGTGGCGTTTGGCGCATGAACTATGTCGTCATTATTCTACGATCTGCATGGAGACATTGAGCCTAGATGGTATGCGACGCTTGTGGGGCCGTAAGGTTTCGGACCTTAGTCATGCATCGTTTGTATCGCGTTTGGAGCATGTAGCTACTAAGTATAGCACGAATGTTGTACATGTTGACAAGTGGTTTGCAAGTAGCAAGACGTGTAGTTGTTGCGGTTACGTTAACAAGGAGCTTCGTTTGGTTGATCGGTCGTGGACTTGCCCACAATGCGGCGCACACCATGATCGTGATCTTAACGCGGCGTTAAACATTAAGCGTTCGGGCATGGACGCGTTGATTAGTGGCAGTAAGTCCGCTTTTAGCGGCAGCCATGCTTGAGTCAAGAATCTCGCGGTTTTAGGCGTGGGAGTATGTCAATCGGATGGTGAAATAGGTAAACACGACGGGTTTAAGCTTCTGTGACCAGCAATGGTCATGCGGGTTCGCTTCCCGCTCCGAGTACTTTTTTGCAACAAATATTTGCAATTTTAAATTAGCTTTTTTACCTTTGCAGTACGTTAATACTTATGATGGTATGCTCAGAATGATTCATAGTTGGGTTAAGACGCTTCGTGGCCTTCGTATTCGGGTCAGTGCGGGTTCTTTGCTCTTGCTCAGTTCAGCATCCCCTATTGCTGTGGGGTCTCGCGTATGGCATTTTGACTATGGTATCGGCGTGGTGCGTATTGTTGGGACTTGTGAGTATATTGTGAGTTTCGCAGCTGGTTTTGAGAGTTCCACGTACAAGATGTATTGCTGCAAGGTTCTCTGTTCTTTGGGTTAGTTTGTATTTGCCGTCTTGTCGGAATTGGTAGACGAGAAGGTCTCAAAAACCTTTGTCCTTCAGGACGTCCGGGTTCGATTCCCGGAGACGGTACGACTTCCCGACGTGGTTGCCGGGGGTTCCCAGCCTTGACATGGTAGGAGCTGGGTTTTATATTAGGCACATTCCGGTTTTAGCTTGGTTTATCCCTCCGGGTGTGGGTGCGTTGCTAGAGGAGTCTATCCTACCGTAGGTTCCGTTTGGATAGCTGAATATCAGGCGTGGCGGCTTGGAGTAGCACGGCAACAGCTAAGTATGGGTTCTTTTGTTTTCGCTGCAGTTAACGGACATATGGTTAGTCCTTGCTGGGTTCCTTACATTCTTATAGGAGGATTTCTCAGGGGTAGTGCAGTGTTTAACGAAGTTTGTTTGTGTAGCATTATCCGTTCGCTATGTTGCTTCGACTATAAGGATTCGTACTTTTAATACGTTTATGTTTTGTGTTCTTTGATACAGTGAAGACGGCACCGTCGAGAGTGATACTCTTTCGCTTTTAACCTTTGGAGGTCGCTCATCTTTTTTCTTCAGGCAATCCTTTATGCATTGCTTGCACTCTCACTTGTTAGTGGCGTGTGCTGTCTTCACTTTTTTACAGTAGGGCCTACCTGAAAGTAGAGTAGGGTGTACGTGAATCAGGGGTTCGATTCCTCATACCAACTAAGTTCATCGCTGGTTGGTGCTGGCATGCAATATAGTATCTTTTGGGGTCCTTTCTGTTGGAGAGTTGGCGGAGTTGGTCTAACGCGCCTGCCTACTAAGCAGATGCTCGGGTTTCCGGGCCGGGAGTTCGAATCTCTCACTCTCCGCGCCGAGTTGTTTCCGGTTGTGCTCTGAATTTAACTGGCGTCGTTCCCGAACGTGTCGGGGATGGTCTAGGTGTCACCACCAGAAATCACCTACGGGCAGACGTTTTCTGTAGGAGTTGGTTTGCGCCTATATCAGCAGACTGCGGTTAAGATGTATGAGTTCGCCGCTACGGTTGGGCGTATTAAAACTCTATTCATCGGTACTTGTTAGGCGCGCAATGGCAGGTACGACGTCCTATTTGCAGTGGCGTGCGTAGGATTTTTCAGGAAAGTTGGCAGAGTGGTCGATTGCGCTGGTCTAGAAAACCAGTGATCCTTTAGGATTCGGGAGTTCGAATCTCTCACTTTCCGCATAGAGGGGTATACTCCTAAGATGTTAATGTAGGCTCTTGTGATGACGTCGGCAATCCCACGTAGACGCTTAGGAGAGGATACCAGATGGATTCGGTTCCGCCTTTCGGAGGTTGCAAACGATGATTGGTCTGGGCTGATGTATTCTGAGGTTCGCATCCTCCCTCTACAATTTAAGCTTGGTTCTTTGTTTTATGGTAAGCGAGTTTTCTAGAAGAGGAGTTGCATTTTGGTTTTCGCCTTCTCTTTGCTTTAGCCTTCGGGGTAGCTGCCTGAGTTTGGTCTATATAACGAAACGTCTTCAAGTAGTGCGCACACTTAGAACTGTTGTTTTAAGAACAATATTTTGCAACTTGTTATCCGTCGGGAAGGTAGACGGCGCTTACCACTTTTTGATTTACATGCGGGGTTGCCTGCATTTTCTAGGCTGGCCCGAAGCCTATTTCGAAGAAACCACCGACGCGCAAGGTGAGGGGCTACGGAGGATAGTAGATGGGGTGAAATTCCGCCGTCGAAGCCGATGGAACCGGATGCTGGTACGGATAAGGCGTGCGTTCTTTTTTACGAGGTTCGGCGCCCCAGCTACGCTCGTATTCGAGTACGGTGCCTTCGTGGCACCGTTTCTAGCTATCCCCTTTGATTGGTGTGGGTTATCATCAGTCCGGTGCTGGTACGTAAAGTCAGCAGCAGCCCGTGACGGCTATACAGTTGCGGTGCGGTGAAGCTGTCCGATGTGGGAAATTCGGAGATCAGCGGGATGTCCTATTCTAGATGTGGGTGTCTGGCATTAGACGGGTGATTCCCGTCTTTTTTTTTATGTTTTCATTTGGAGTTTTAAATTAACTTTCCTATATTTGTGTGGTGCTAACTTAATCGATAGAGTTTTATGGTATACGAGGATATGGTTGACTTAATGCGGACCTTCGATTCCAATGCAGTGGATGTTCCTCAGCTTGGCATCTTCTGGTTCTTGCCGGAGTCGGGTTCTTTGTTCGAGGTCCATACGGAGGACTTCGACAGTTCTAAGGTGGTCAATGGTCATTTGTCGTATGGCAAGCTTCACAAGAACTGGTGGGCTAAGGCTCGCATGTCTCGGTCGAATGGTTCCAACCCTATTTACCGGATTGACTACACTATGATTCCTCGAGGTATGGTTTCGTTCGATGATGGTAGGTTCGTGGTGTACGTTGGGAGCTGGTATGTTCCTTATGAGTCCCTGCTTCGTGACCTTATTGTCGATGAGTTTAACATCCCGTATGACTTTGAGTTCCGTGTTAAGGAGCATTGGGATATCGGACATGGTTTTAATGAGCTGATGTAGGTTATGGGAAAGTCAAGTCTTCATAGTTTAGCGTTGGTGGTTAGTGCACTTTCTGATGGTCAGGATTTGGGCATGTTTTCTGCGCCGCGCAGAGGTTGCTCGTCTCAGTGTACGGGTGTCGGCAATGATACACACCCGGTTGGTCACTTTAAGCCTAAGAAGAAGCCGTTTGGTGCTAGGCACCTGAGTAAGAAGGAGCGTTCTCGCTCAATGTAGTACGTTTATGTTCTAAAATTCTTTTTTACGCGTTTCGTTCCTAGTGCCGTCAGTGCGGTAGACTCCTACGTGAGTGGTCTTGATGCCTTGCGTTATCCGCAGTTTGTCATTGATGCTATAGATGATGTCGAGTGTTTACTTCTGTCGTTTGTTGGCGTTGACGCCGAAAATTGTCCGAGTGACCTTGAGACGAAGTGTGGTGCTTTGTGCTATGACTTGAGTACGGCCATTGATTACTTTAGGAGTCTTTTTCCTACGTTGAATGCTGGTGCGGAGCTTCCGGAATCCATGCTTGTCTTAATTCGTCTTCATGAGCTGTTGTCTGCTGTTTTCGTAGAGTAGCTATGTCTATCGAAGAATTGGTTTTGGAGTTGCAGGCTCTCCAACAGTCCCATTCGGATGCACCTGTTGTTTTTGTTTCAGCTAACGGCGCCCATAAGTATTCTCGTTGTACGACGAGCGTCTCGGAGGATGGTTCTATTGTGGTACGTCTACAGGACAATGTAGTTAAGAAAAAGTAGGATTTTGTTATGGGTTTGGATTTCGGATGTCCGTTTCGTTCTGCTGCGGGTTGCAAGTCTTGTGACTATGTGATCTACCGGAAGTGTTCTACTTTCCGCCAGCATCATCTTCGTCGCTGTGCATCCGAGCTGGTCCCTTTTAAGTTCATTACTATTAAGCGCCGGGATGGTTCTGTGTTCATGCCGTCGGCGCCTGTTGTTTGGAGTTTCTGTGAGGTTCCGAACGTTGTGAGTGTTGATATGCTGTATCGCAATAGCACTTATGTCTGGTTGTCGGATCGTTTGAAGTCTTTAGCGGTCCGTGCCGCCATCGAGCGTAATACGGCTTTTCCTGTTCAGTACTTTAATCTGGAGCGCGTCATTAGTTCTTGCTTTGCTTACAATCGTGGTGAGTTTGACTTTCAGGATTCCATTTACTTTCTTGAGATTTACAGTCGTGGGAGCCGGGATTCGAAGGCTATTAGCATGGTTGATTCGTTCATCAACTTGGCGTTGAGTATGCATGGTCGGGTGTTCTTGCTTTCGTCGTGGTGCCCGCCTACTATTGGGTCAGATTGGTTCGAGCTTCCTGCGCCGCGTATGGTTCGTCCTGCGGCTACGTCTAGTGTAGGGTCTGCGACTTCGACGTCGGCGCCTTTGTCGTCTGTAGGACCTTCGTCGGGTTTGCTGTCTTCTCCTGAGACGCGTCAGTTTCGGGATCATGATGAGATTGTGTGATGTTAGGTTTTGAGATTTACTTTTACACGTGTGCGGGCAAGAAGTCGCATCCTGATTTTGACGATTGGTTTTCTCGCTTTTTACAGATTCCTAATTTATCCAAGAATGACAGGCAGGTTCTAGAGTATACGCTTGCCTGTTCTGCTGCTGGGTGCTATCCGTCTTGGGCATGGTATGGTAAGTATTACCCTACTCCGGACCATGCCTATAATCTCGGTGAGCTTAGTGTTGCGTATGCGGACATTGTAGATGGCTATAGCCGCCTTAAGTTGGCTACGGATGTCACGGGTTCCCTTAGTAGCACTTCGACTACTAAGGAGCTTGCGGAGGAGCTTAAGCGTGCGCTTCAGTCTGTTAGTGTTGCTTCGGATGCGAGTGTCGCTGACTTTAGTTCATGGTCCTACGGCGAGGAGCTTAATACGCCTTACGGTGACGGTCTTTCTCTGGGTGTTCCGGAGGTAGATTCATTGACCAATGGTTTCCAGCCGGGTACGGTTGCTAGTATTTGTGCTTTCACGGGCGGCGGCAAGACACAGCTTTGTTTGTCTATGCTGTTCAAGAATGCCAAGGCGGGTCGTAAGATTGTTTATGTGTCTTTGGAGCTTGAGCCTAAGATGGTTTGGCTTATGCTTGAGACTCGGTACATGTATGAGGTTAAGGGCATCCAGTTGGATTCTCAGGACTTGCTTTTTCATAAGTTGTCGGGCGATAAGTTGAAGGCGGTTCTTGCTGCCGAGGATGACTTTAAGCGGGACTTCGTTCCTAACGTTCTTGTTGTAGATACTTCGTTGTTCACGAAGTCGGTTTTCACCAATGTCGATAGCCTTGTTACTTTGTATGGGGTTCTGGATAAGCATTTAGGGGGTCTTGACTGCATTATTTACGACCATGTCAATCAGTTTGACCTTCTGTTTCAGGATCGTGGTAAGGGCTTAGGAAATTCTATCATTGTCAATCTTCGAGCCGCTTGTTTAGCTTTCACCAATAGTGCGGGTAGTAAGTGCACTACGGTTTTTGCCGTTCAGGTTAACCGTGCGGGTTTTACCCGTGCGGGTCGTCGTGGCGGGGCTTATGACCTTACAGCTATCTCGGACTTGAATGAGATCGAGCGCACGAGTGCCTACTGTGTTTTCATGTATACGGGTTTGGACGTTGCGGAGACTCAGGAGACGAAGATCTGTATGATTAAGCATCGTCTTGGTCGCATCTTGCCGGAACCTGTTACGGCTCAGTTTTTGCCGAAGGTTGTTCTTGTGGGTGATAATGTCGAGCTTATCTCTTACGAGGGTGAGTTTGCGCAGTTGGGTTCTATGGACGATTTTGGTTCTTCTAGCGACTCTCTTACGGCGGAGCTTACAGCCGATCTAGGTCTATAGCAATTATATATCCCACAAATCAAAATTTTGTAGGATATGCGATTTCCGATTGAGGTTCATAATAAGTTCCTTCCCTTTCCGGGGTTTAGTTGGATGACGTGGCTTGTGTTCTGTTTCACGCGCAAGCCGAAGGACGTCCATCTGGAGGGTACTACTCGCCGACACGAGTTGGTTCACGTGGTGCAACAGGGGGAATTAAGCGTCTTGTTTACCGTCATCCTCCTTCCCATAGCCATCCATTTTAGTTTTGCATGGTGGGCTTGGACTCTGGTGATTCTGGGCATTCTGTTTGCAGGTTGGATTTGCTATGGTATTAGTAATGCCATAGAGTACTTTTGCCCTCCGTTTGGCAAGTGCTATTACTACACGTGCTGGGAGACGGAGGCTTATAACCACGAGGACGATCCGGGTTACTTGCGTCGTCGGATTCCGATCTGGGGTTCTTTGAAGCACATTCCGAATCGGCTTGTTCGGCATAAATAGTGTTTATTTTTTGGTCATAGTATTATATATCCGACATCTTGTAAGACTACGCCGAGTGGTCTTATGAGGTGTTTTTGTTTTAATAAGGTTTCTTTGTTATGGGTGATTTTTATACTCATGTTGTAGCGATCGATGATGATTCGATTGGTACGGCTCCGGAGTCCACGGGTGTTCGCCGTGTTGGTGACTCTGTTAGTTCGTTCCTGCAGGTGGAGTCGGGTGCTTCGCGTCGTGTTACGGACGCGCGTCGTGGTGGTTTCACTGATGGGGAGATTCACAAGGTGGCTTGCAGTCTTTGCAGCATGTCGCGTGGCAGTCGCCGTGCGTCTTTGGCTAAGATGAGCGCTCCTTTGCGTCGTCGTCTTCTTGCGGAGGGTAAGCGCATTCAGTCTGTTGTTGCGGATTCGTTTATCGAGTACACGCCGGAGGTCTGCTGGGCCATCAATGACATTATAGAGAATGATTCGTCTGCGGGTTATGACATCTTGAAGTCTAAGTATCGTTCTTTGCCTCCGGAGGTTAAGACGTTCTATGACGAGTTTTTGAAGAACCGTTACTCTCCTGCTGCTGTTCGTGCACAGGAGATGCTTGGTCCTTATCGTCTTGTTCAGGATGATGCTCGTGTGGAGGCCTTCCTTGAGGGTGGTTCTACGCAGGAGGGTGCTTTGGATGAGGTTATTGAGGAGGCTTCTGTTTCTGGCGAGGAGCTGTACGAGACTACTCAGGAGAAACTTGACGAGCTTGGGGAGCGTGCTCAGTCGGCTGCTATGACTTTCATTGAGGAGGTTTCTAATATCTACGAGGAGGGCATTTCGGATGTCGTTTCGGCCCAGACGTTGGCTTCCGCCGAGGAGGCTACGGAGGATGTTTTGGAGGCGCCTATTCCGGAGGAGGATGTTGACGCGCTTCCTGATCCGAATGTGGATGATACGGATGCAGGAGCTTCGTCGGAGGTTCAGGACTCTGCTGCGTCTCCGGAGTTTGTTGTTCATGGCACTATTGATCCCGTTGATGATCCTGATTGGGAGTCTAAGAGTAAGGCTACTGATTGGGATGCTGTAGATATTGCTCGTTACGTTCAGCGTCAGGAGTTCTTGGGTCCTCTTGGGAAGAAGGATGCTAAGGGTCGTGATCTTTACGGTCTTCGTTATTACTCTCCCAATGGTCGCAATTCGAGTGTTGCGGAGTTGATTTTCAAGGATTACTCACGTTTGCTTGATCACGCTAAGACGGCATCTTCGTCTAAGCCTGTTGCCGATGACATCGATGACTTGGCGCTGGCTTCGGAGCTTTCTGCTCAGCCGCAGCCTGCTGCTCAGGCTATTCAGGCTGCTCCTGTTGTTGAGGGTGCTTCGTCGCAGGCTGTTCCGTCCGTTCCGGTTAACGTTGGCACTGCGGTTCAGGTTTCGTATTTTGGTAATGTTTATTCGGGTGTCATCACTTCTGTTGGCAATGGTGTTGCTGTTATCGAGGGTCTTCCTTTTGAGTACTTCTCGTTGCGTCAGGCCGAGGGTGCTTTCACGGGTTCAGATGATGATGTGACTTTCGCCCTTGCGGATGTCATTCCGGTTCAGATTGTCGAGGAGACGTCTGTTGCACCTTCGTCGAATGATGCTGATGTTATTATGGCTTCGGAGGATGTCGTTGAGGGCGATGACGTTCCGGCAGGTACTCCGCAGGAGGATATTCAGGTTACGGAGGATGAGATCATTGAGGATTCTGCTTCGGAGGAGTCTTCGAAGCTGATGGGTCGCATTCTTAATGCCTACTTAGATCGGGGCGCTGCTGACGAGTTCGATGTCTACTTGACGGACGATAAGAGTGGAGGTCCTCGCTTGCATATTGAGTGCGGTGACGACTCGCTTCATGCTTCTATTTTCTATCGTGGCAATCGTGGCTGGAATAAGGTTTATACATTCGAGTCGGATGACGCCGCTATTGAGGCTGTCGAAGAGCTGACGGACGATGTTCTTACGAAGCTTCCCGGCGTTATGGCGGAGCCTGTAGATGCTTCAGCACTGCTGTTCGATAGTGTTCGTGACGATGTCGATCCTGCTGTTGTTTCGGAGTTCGAGTCTGTCGTGGGTCCTGAGATTCTCAACGACGTTGCTCCGCTTATTCATGTAGTTCATACGACCGAGGATGATGTTGTTCGACGGAGTGTATGGTCTTCGTTGAAGTCCATTGCGGAGGATATTATTCTGGACTTTGGTGACACTTTGGGTGGGTTGTCTGTAGGTGATATCTTGTCTATCTTCAATAGTCACAAGTTTTCTACGCCGTGGGGTGCTGTTGTAGATTCTGCTGTTTCGGATGCTGCCGTTAACTTCACGGTCGATCAAATTATGACGGCTTTGCGCAATGGGGTTGACATTGCTAATGCGGATGATTCTGTATCTATCGTTTTTGATGATGGTGATGGTCTTGGTGATGTATTCGTATTCACCACGCCGTCGGGGTCGGTTGTTAAGGATGGCTCCGAGGCTGTTGCTTACTTGTCGGATCATCTTGCTGAGTTCAAGGATGCTATTTCGAATTCCTATGACGATATTTCAAAGGCTTTGGCTTCTGCGGGGTCCCCTACAGGCGAGGTTCCTGTGGAGGATGCGGAAGGCGATGTTTCTACTGAAGTTGTGGTTGAAGATGCACCGCATGCCGTAGGTGAGACTTCTGATCCCGCAGCTATTGACTGGGCTGCTGTTGCTTCGGTTCTGGAGGACTGGGGTCTTGCTAATTGTTTCACTTTAGCTCAGACGCCTGATCAGACTCATTTGGTTTCCGCTGCGGAGGTATTGGCTTCGGCTTTGTCTTCGGATACCCGTCTGGAGACTCGTCTTGATGCTTCTGTTCCTCGCATTCTTTGCAAGGACCAGCGGTTCATTGACATCAAGGCCGACGGTGTCTATGTAGGCACTACGTTGTTTGTTTATCAGACTGCCGATGACGCTATTGCTACCTTCGCTTCTACGATGTCGAATGCTGCTGTTCAGCTTGCTCATAAGATTTACGATGCTACGGCTTCGGATGTTGCTGCTGAGGTTGTGCCTGAGTTATCGGAGGAAGAGGAGATCGCTCTGCTGCAGGATTCTTTGGAGACGGTTCGTTCGAAGGCTGATTGGAAGGATCGCCCGTGGGCGCAGCATGCGTCTTTCCTCCAGAAGTATCCGCGTCTTCGCATGGTGATCGACGACGAGAGTATCTTGTCGGACGCCGCTAAGCAGGAGGTTTTGCGTTCCATCGAGAACGAGATTTCGGAGGCTTTGAAGTCTAAGAACATTTTGATTGAGGATTCTGCGTCTCTGGCGATTGATCCGGATAAGGTGAAGGATAGTGCTCCTAACACTTTGGACATTCCTCATACGGCTTCGACTTATCATCGTGTTCGCAATACCCGGAAGGTTCTGGATTCGGTTCTTTCTGTTGCTTCTGAGATCATGGGCGAGCGCATTAGTGCCGCTAACTACAAGAGTCTCTGCAAGTCTTCGAGTAAGGCCGCTAAGGCGAAGGTTCAGCGTGTTGTGGATACCGCCGTTGTTATGAACGAGTTGGATTTGATTTGTCCTGATTTGTACAAGCGCAAGTTAACGGATTCCTATTGGGTTTGCGACAATGCGTCGCGGGTTTCGGATTCGTTCAAGCTGGATGCTTCGTTTGCTGCGGGTCATGGTTGCTTGGTGTCTAATGCTCCGTTGGATGCGGACGTTGTTGCGGACCGGGAAGTTTCGAGCTTCAAGCTCAAGAATGGCTCTGAGCTTCACGTGGTTTTGATCTAACGAAGTTTACATACGTTGAGAAGGTTGCTGGGGATGTTCCTAGCAACCTTTTTTTTATGCGTACATCATGGAAGTTAAGAGTGACTTTGCTTATAAGTCTCCTTTGGGGGGTGTTAGTCTTCAAGTGACGTTTGCGGTTCCGGATGAGGTTGACGACTTAGAATTCATTCCGCGGGTTGCGGATAGCGTTTCCGTTTTATGCGACCGGACTTTCACCGTTGGTGACTTTGTGGTTCGTGGCATGGTTGCGAAGTATCCTTCAGAGTCGCTTCCGGAGTTAGCTTCTACGTTGTACACGGTTTGGGTTTATGTTTATTGCCAGCCGGAGGATTTCTTTTCGGCTGTAGGTACCGATTCTGCTCAGGACATTATGATCCAGCGCTGGAACTCGGATTCTATTCATGGGTTCGTTTCTAAGCGTTTGGTTTCGCTTGGGTCGTTTCCGTTTCCGTCTTCGTCGTTGCTGTCCACAGAGATCCAGAAGTCACTGGGTATTGCTATGTGTACGTGGTGGCACGTGTGCCTTCAGGATATCTACTGGCGACATATGGAGTCGCTTAAGGTTCCCGCTTCGGGAGTCGATTAGTTTCCTGCTTCACTATGGGCCGCTTTAATCCTAAGTTAGCGCAGTGGGTAAATTCCAACTTATCGTTCCGAGACGAGTATAAGGCTATCTTCGGCAAGGAGCTGGATTACGGTACTTGCTACTGCCCTTTTCATGCTAACACGGATACGAAGGCAGCTAAGCTATATGGTAATTGGTTGAAGTGCTATGGTGAATGCCAGCGGTCTTATAGTGTTTATGACTTGCTTTGTAAGTTCAATCCTGATCGCCTCCGTGAGTTGCGTTACTCGGGTGTTTTGCCGGAGCAGGGTGTTGTCTTTCGCAATGACGTTAAGCCAGTAGTTTTTTCCTACGCTTCGGCGTCGGATATACCTTCGGATTTGGTTCCGGGGTCTTTTGAGTTTTATACTTTCATTTCGGATTTTCAATGAGTGCTTTGCAGAAGAAGACGTTGGTGTACGTCGATGGTCATACGGAGGATGTCATTATACTTTTCACTTTGGAGATGTGCTACGTTGTTCTGGCTTCTAACCGCAGGGTTGCTTTGGTTTCCCGTGGTGTTGTCAAGAACGTTGTTCCTTACGTTAAGCGCCAGAAGGAGTAGACATCTATGTTGTGGGGCACTTTTAATGGGTATAAGGTTGGCTTGGTTCAGAGTCTGTCGGATTTGGATTACATCCGGGCAGATTTGCATGCCAATATAGTGGCTGGTTTGGATTCGGAGACGACGAGCTTATCTTTTGTTCACGGTCGAGTGGTAGGGGTATGTATCGCTACGGGTAAGACTTACAGCAAGGATGACTACTGTGGTTATTACATTCCGATTCGTCATGTGGGCTATCACGCCAATCTTCCGGTTGACCTTGTTATTGCTTTCGTGCAGTATGTCGTCGATAATTATATGACGATGTGGTGGAACCGGAGTTTCGACTTTTCTATGTTGGAGCTTGACGGGTTCAAGGCACCTTTTGTTGGTAAGACTCATGACGTCCAGTTCATGGCGCATGAGATTTTCAATGAGCGTTATCCTAAGCTGAAGGTCTTTGCTAAGCGTCTTTTTGGGTTTAAGACTATCGACTTCGAGGATAATAATGCGGTTAATGGTAACTTCGGCTCACTCGACCCGGAGGTCTCTTTCATCTATGCTGCTGCCGACCCTCTCATCACGACACTGTGTGGTCTTCGTATTTGGAGTGACTATCCCCATATTCGTCAAATTTACCCGCTGGACAACGAGTCCGGTGAGGCTGTCCGTCGCTTGGCTAAGGCGGATATCTTGCTTGACTATGATTTCTTGGATCAGGAGGTTATTCGCACATCCGCCCGTATGGAGGATGTCCGCCAGCGCATCTATCAGCTTGTGGGCTATGTTTTCAACATCAGCAGTGAGGATGACAAGGCCGATGCCTTGAGTCGCTTTGTCACGTTGACGGTCCGCACTAAGAGTGGTAAGTTCAAAGTGGATAAGAACATTTTGGCGACGATTGATCATCCGCTCGCTAAGCTCATGCTGGAGTATAATGCCTTGAGCACTTATTTGCGGTCATTTGTTTCCAAGATGGCTTCGTGGCGTCATCGTCAGATTCCGGTTCATATTAATTATAACCTTGTCGTGGCGTTGACGGGTCGTATGAGCAGCTCCGGGTCGGAGGGTAATGACTTCTACGTTCCTTTTAATGGCCAGAATTGTCCGAAGGTCTCTTTGAAGATGTACTTGCATACTGATCCTCTTATAGGCTACTGTTTGAAGCATGAGGCGGAGGGTGCTGTGTGTGATGAGTCGGGCAAGCCTATTAAGTACAAGACGAAGGGCGGACTTCGTGATGCCTTCTTGGCTAATCCACCGGGGGAGGATGACTGGGTAATGGTTGGCAACGACTATGCGTCCGAGGAAATTGCATTGGTAGCTAACATGTCTCGTGAGGAGGGTTTCTTGTATCCGTTGCGTCATGACCTCGATGTCCACATGTACGTTGCGGAGACGCGCTTCCATGTTTCCGACCCTGAGTTCCGTGATAAGTCTAAAGCTGTGTCGTTCGGTAAGATTTACGGTGGTGGTCCTACAATGATTGCTAACCGACTGGGCATCTCGAAGCAGGAGGCAAATAAGATCATCTATGACTACGATACGGGTATGCCTGTTTTTGCTCGGTGGCAGAAGGCTTTGCAGAAGCAGGCGAAACGTACAGGCTTTGCTAAGACGTTTTTTGGGCGCACTATTTACTTGGCCCGGTGGTTTAATTCTCCGGATAACGGATTGCGTGCTTATGCCGACCGAGTGGCTCTCAACAGTCCAATTCAGGGTCCCGCGGCACCTAACACTTTGATTTTGACCACTTTAGGCTATGTTCCTATTAAGCATTTGTATACCTTAGACGTTGCGGGGCAGCTTGCTCCATATGGTGTTAAGTGCTGGAATGGTGTTCGATGGTGTGATTTTCATGTTGTTGACGCGGGTCTAGGTGATATCCTTCGTTTTAAGTTCAAGCGTGGCAACTATGTTGACGTTGATGTTCGCCATCAGTTTAAGGTTTGGACTTCGGAGGGGTGTGTTTTTAAGGATGCTACTAAGTTGTCGGTTGGAGCTCGTGTTGCGGGGTCTTTGTGCCGTCGCCTTGAGTTCCCGGCGCTGACGTTCAGTTGTTCTTCACAGTCGCGGTTGAAGGGTCTGCTCATCTCTTATTCTCCCCGTACCCTTTCTTACGAGGATAGCGTGACTTTGATGTGGTGGGTTGGTTATGCTCTAGGTGATGGTAGCTTTAGCGAGTCTAATGTTATTCGGTTTACATTAGGGGCTACGGAGACTTTTCGATATGACGATGCTTTGGCTTTCTTTCCGTCTATTGGTTGTACGGTTGGTAAGTTGGATCATTGTACGGCAGATATGCCGGGACGTAAGGGTGAGTGTTACACGTTCGTTGTGCGTGGTGTCGATGTTATGCGGTGCTTGCAGCGTTTGGGTCTTGATTTTCGTTGGCGTCATCACACTAAGCGTATTCCGTGGCGTCTGTGTTGTTCGTCTATTGCTCAGCGCAAGGCTTTGATCGATGGCTTGTTTGCGTCGGATGGCTGTAAGACCGAGGAGCAGTTCATGTGGCATATGTGCCAGCCGGACATTCTTCGTGACTTGCAGCGGTTGCTTCGGACTTTAGGGTTTGATAGTACTTTGTATGCCGCGCCAGATGGTAAGTCCTATCGCTTGGTTGTGTGTGCGACTCAGGATTTCGCTCGGTTTATGGGTTATCCTTTGAAGGAGCAAGCTGGTCGTATTGGTCCGGGTCGTTGGAATGATCGTCGGATGGTTCCGTCGGTTTTGTGCCAGCGGTTTGTCTCTTGGCAGCAATCGCACGGCGGTCCGTCGCCTGATCTGCCTTCTAAGCGGCGCCAGTCGGATATGACTTTAATGAGTCGCCTTCGTCATGGTGGTTCTGTTTCGTTCTCGACTTTCGAGAGCTTAGCTTCCGATTACGGTTATACGGAGTATCAGACGTGGGATGACTATCTGGAGGCTCAGGAGATCGTTGATATTGTTTCTTTACCGCCGGAGAACTGTTATTGCCTTTCATTGGAGGATGAGAGTCATTGCTACGACACGGACGGTCTTATTTCTCATAATTGCTTACCTAGGTCCTTGTATTCGCCGTCGCAGGATGGGAAGGTCTATTCTCCGTGGCAGTCGTTCGTCGGGCACCGCATGACTTTCCAGACTCGGTCGGACGATGCGCGTGTTGGTGTTCCTACGTTCCGGGGCGAGCATGACCTTCATGTTGCTTTGTTCGATACGGGTGACTTCTGTGTTTGCAATTTGGGCCATAAGTTTGTCAAGTATGGTACGGATCGTGTCTTGCTTGGTCTGGATGAAATAGGTACTGCGCCTGTTACTTTGATTCCTCCTATGCGCAAGAGTAAGTGGGGCTGGTTGAAGGGCCTGTTTAGTGGCCATAAGTGGACTTTGGAGTCGCTTCTTGCGCATGGTAAGATGGGCCGTGACATACGCACGGACGATTGGGCTGTCTGCTGGTGCATGCTGAAGGCATTTCTGATGCGAAAACGGGTCCATACGCGGTCGATGTTATCCGCGATGATCCTACGTTCCATCTGCGATCTTTTCGGCTGGAATTTGGTCTACGATTTGCGTCATTCGGTTGTTGATGACTATGCTTTCAAGTTACGATGGGGTCGGCGGCGTAAGGGTCACGCTATTTTTGCTACGGAACTTGGAATTCGGGATAACGTCATTTCTCCGTCCATGTCTTCGGGCCTTCAGACTTACCCGTTGTGTGGCTTCGTTCATAAGAATACGGGTGGTGACTTGATTCGCCGGGACTTGGTTAAGTTCGAGCGTTTAAATGATCTGCTTCCGGAGTGGCGTGAGAACGTCCGCTTCGTGGTTACGGTTCACGACGAGGTCCAGTTCCGTGTTCGTCGCAAGTATTTGTTCAAGGCTATTCCTATCATCCAGAAGGTCATGAACTTCTGGCCTAAGAATTTCGAGACTCCGGTTGTTGTTGAGCCGGGTGTTGGTTTCCGCTGGGGCGGTGAGCTTGATATTGACGCTGTTCTGGATGACGGTCGTATTGTTCCTAAAGGTTACATGCCGCCGCCGGAGTACTTCGAGGGTCACGAGGTCTATTGGCTTCGTTCGTGGAAGGAGGAAGAGGAGAAGAAGCGTGGTTTGTCTAAGAAGTGAGTACGTATAGGTATGGAGTGCTGTTACAGTCCCGGCGACTTGGTTTCCGGCAGTTGGGTTGCCGTAGCGACGTTTAGGGCTTGCGGTGCAGTTTGCGGGAGTTATATTTGTCTTCTTTCGGACATGTCGGAGGTCCGACTTTACTGGGGAGGTCATTGCTTTTTGAAGGACTTGGGTTCCTTCTACGTGGCGGCGCTGGAGGAGGATTTTGTGGTATCGGTTTTATGTTCTATGTAGATATGCATGAGTTTGTAGCGGATTGGGAGATTGTTAATATTCCTATTGTCAGTGATTTTAATGAGGATGTATTATGGGCTTTTTGAATGTGCTTGCATGGTGCTTGGGTAGTTACTATGTCCTTTCGTACTTTGTTTTCGTTCTTATTCTTTGGAATTTGAATGACATGTATAAGTCGGAGAATGGCATTCCTTGGGGTTACGCTAAGATAGTTTCCATTCCGTTTATAGGGTTCTGGCTTTTCATTATGGTTGTCATAGGTGACATTGCTCGCCATCGTGACAATGAGCTTCTGAAGGCTCAGAATGCTAAGGATCGGAAGGGTTCTATGCATACTGGGTCGGACACTCGTTTCCACCGTGGCGGAGGCGATACGGAGGATTAGCTGGTGTTGTGTGGCCGGCGTTGCATTAAAGTGCAAAATTGTATATAGCTGTATGCTAAAGATGGGAATCTTTGGCTGTTGGAATAAAAATAGGTCTTCTGCCTGTTCCTCCGTGAGTTCTTCGCGGAGGTTTTTGTTTGCAGGATATTTGGATTATTAATTTAACTTTACTATCTTTGTGGTGTGACAATAGTGTCATACATAATTTAATATGGATTTCGCCATGCCTAAGCGTAAGGTTTCGGTCGGCTCTTATGTTTATTTGCCGCTTCCGGGTATTCAGAGTAGCCCTCTCGGTGTTTGTGTTCGTGTCGTCTTGTTGTACTCCACACCTTGTGAGGAGTGCGTTGCCGTTGGAGATCGTTATTACGATCCTGTTTCGGATGAGTCAGGTGATTTGTCTTCCCATTCGCATATTGTAGTTCGTCCTGCGAGTTACTTGACGGGATATGGCCTTGAGGATTGCGAGCAAGTTGTTGCGATCTTCTCGCGGAGTATGCTAAGTCATACGAAGCCGTCTCCGTCTATTGTTCGGTTAGCGCGTTACACAGGTGTTTAGGTTATGGATTCGGGAGCTACTTTTCTAGATTTTTATAATCTGGTCCGGGCCTACTATGGTCCGCATGTGGATTCGAAGCCGCTGCTGCGTTCGGATGCCGCGTTGGGTGCTTATTGCTTCGACTTCTTAGCATGTAGCTTTCTGCCGCATTCTCTGGAGCGTGTTTTGGTTCGAGTGACGGCTATCACTAGACCGTGGGTTTATTCCGAGGTCTTGTCTGCCTGCTTAGACGCTTATGATGTCAATTCTTTACATGTTTCTTTAGAGTGTGGGAACTATCGTTGTGAGTGGATCTATTCGGCTACAGTGTCTGATTCAGTCTTGGAGCGTCTGTTCGATGTCTGTGCTATGATTCCTACGCTTAAGTCGGCCTACGATGTTGTTACGTTGCATCGTCGTCTTAGTTTGGTTCTACGGTCTTGGGGTTATATGAAGTAGTCTTTGTTATGGATTCCTATCGTCGCATACCGCTGTCTAAGCCTTTTGAGGGTGTCCGGAGGATTTCTCCGGAGCTCTACATGTCGGGGGTTGCTTCGGCCTTTCTGGGCCATCAGCTTGGTCGCACTAAGAGCGTTGATGACTTCTATCGCATTTTGGAGGATCACTTAATTTCGGTCCGCCGTGTCTGGCAGTCGCCGGATTATGATGCTGATCGTGTAGTGTGCTGCTTTGTGAAGTTGGAGTCACAGGCTATTTCTGTCAATCATCGTGAGATTATGCGTGTCCTTAGTTCTGCTTTAGGTCTTGAGTATCGGGAGGTCCGTGGCACTACGTCTCGCAATGCCCGCATCTTTGATGTTATGGGTCCGGACTACTCGGTTTTGGCTTTCTTGCCGCTCTTTAGCTACACGTTGATTTCGTATGATCGTATAACACGTAGGGTCATTAAGAACATGCGTGGGGATCGTTTTGTGAAGTTTGCGTGGCGCGCGGATTTCACTTCGGAGTTTCTCCGTCGCATTCAGGAGATAGTGTTGAACGTTTTAAAGTGAGTTTGGGTTAATATGGGTTCTGCTTTTTTCCAGTCTAATGTTAACTTCTGTGCTGAGTCGCATTTGGATACTGTTAACTATCCGCAGGAGTATGCTGACAATAATTTTCGTCTTTTCGGCAATAAGCTTTCCCTTATTGAGGGTAAGCTTGATGCATGGCGTGCTTGTGGTTTCCGCGATGCGCTTGGGGCTTTCAAGGTTCTCCGTATGATTAGAGCTTTGTGTGGGGACGGTCACCTTACGAAGCTTGGCTGCAGTGGTGCTTTGCTTACATACGGCGATTATACTATGAGCCTTAATAGGTATGTGTTTTTGCTTTGCCGTAACGACAAGGTTTTGTTTCGGTGGTTTACTTTGGACTATGATTGGATTTACCTGTTGCCGTCATTGTTGGGTTTAGATGTAGAATGTGATGAATAAGGAGTTATTGTGTGTGTCGGCCATTAGGTTTGCGTGTGGTCCTCGGGGTTCGCGCCTTATGGATAGCAGCTTTGCTGCGCAGGTTGTTGATTTGAGTCTTCGAAGGTTCGGGACGTCCTTGCGTCCGCTTCGTGAGTTCTGCTTCTACGCTTCGCCTGCTAATATTCCTTTGGCTGCTTACGATCTTAGAGATATTGCTTATCTGATTTCGGCGTTTCTTTTAGATTATGATATCAAGCCACTGCATAAGGTTTCGTCATTAGATGATACTGCAGATTGGAGTGTTCAGCATGGTGACTTGGTGGTTCGTATTTCTACGGATCAGATTCGGTTTTTTGATTTGTCATCTTCGGAGTCTTTCATTCTGGGTGTAGACACAGGCGCTTGGTTGATCTGGATTCATTTAATTCCTTATATCTTTGGATTAATGGATGGCGCATACGTAGATGATATTGTCTAACTGTTTATGATGATACTCTATGGCTTCTCGAGGATATAAGTTTGTGCGTACTGGGGGTTCTGGGGCCGAGTTGGTTCCGGTTAAGTATTCCACGGCGGTTACGCAGTTGGTTCCGGGTGATCGCTATTTGCTTCATGCTCCGGTTCGCGTTTTGAATGCGGGTCAGTGGGTTACGGGTCAGTATGTTGATACGACTTCGGCGGGCATGGCTCGGTTTACGGCGTTGTGTGGCTCTGCCGATACCATTGCCCGCTTGGTTCCGGATGACGATGGTCTTTTCCCTTATCCAGAGGCGGATTTGCTTAGTAGTAAGACATTCGTTCCGACATATGGTCTTTAGTTAGGTTAAGGACGGAGGTTTATCCTCCGTCTTTTTTTTTCTGCTCTGGTTTTTTTTTTCTGGATTTCGGCTAGGCGTCCTTTCATTTCCCCTTCGTCGCCTTTATTGCGTTAGGAGTAGATTTTAATCACATATTTTTGTTGTGTTTGTCCTAGTTTTCCGGCCCGGTTTTTCCGGGCCGTTTTTGTTGTTGCAATTATATATCCGATAAATAAAAAGCATTTGTTGTGTACAGGTCGCAGTTGCTAACATATCTTAGTGCTCTTTTTAGTAGCGGCAATCCGTCGGCGTCTGATTTTCAGAAGTTGATTCAGGGTTTGGGTAGCGAGTCGGATAGGCCTCATATTGTGTGTGTATCGTCTGCGTCTAACATTCCTGATGATCAGCTTCTGACTTCGACCTATGACATGCCTACAACTACTTCTGGTTCGGGTTGCGGTTCTACGGGTGTTTCACCTGCGCCGTCGGGTTGTGGCTGTCCTCCTGCGCCGACGCCGCCTACTCCGCCGCTTCCTACGACCCGTAAGGAGAAGGTCATCAATGTCTTGTGTGATTGGTTTCGTGAGGGGTGGCTTCTGGATTGTATTGGCATCTGTACGGGTACAGATGCTGCTCGTGCTTACTACTGGGTTGTTAGCATGGACTCTGACGCAGGCACCTACGAGATACTTTCTGTTCAGTTTAATAATCCGGGTTTCGGCAAGGGTGGTTTTGCTTCGGAGAATGCTATCCGCCTTCTGCGCCTTGTTTACAATCGCTCTACGCAGACGGTTGTTTCTACGGATGCCCGTCTGGTTATTACGGAGCTTACGAATGCCGTCATGTCGGAGGACGTCCGTGAGATTAAGATTGTTTACTCGACGCCGCCGATGCAGGAGGATGGTGTTCTGTATGTCCAGATGTCGCTTCCTAAGCTTGATAAGCCGGACGTTTCGGTTTCTGCTGTTACGCAGACAACGTGCGTACTTAGTTGGCCTAGCATTGCTGGTGCTGCGGGTTATAGGTTCGCTATTGATGGTACGGACATTTCGGCCATCGTATCTTCGCCTTACATGGTCACGAATTTGAAGCCGAGTCGTTCTTATGTTTTCACGGTCACGGCTCTTGGTGATGGTGTTAAGTCGAGTGACTCTGAGGCTACGAGTATTAACGTCTTGACACCTGCAGCAAGCATTCTGTCTGCTCCGGTTCCTGTAGTGTCTAATTTGAGTTCTACTTCTGCCGTTGTTTCGTGGTCTGCTGCACGTGGTGGAGATAGTTACACATACAGGCTTAATAACGGTTCTTTGGTTTCGGAGGTTATGCCTCCTGTTACTTTGGATGGTTTGACTCCGGGTTTCCGTTACACGTTTGCTGTTAAGGCTGTTTCCACGTCGCCTGCGGTTCTGGACTCGGATTGGGGTTCTACGGATTTTGTCACGGAGAGTGGCGATTGATTGTTGTTTGATTTTTTGTCTATGACTCCTTCTGCTGTTCGTTCGGATAATAATGTGTGGGTTCTGCTCACGGCGTTGAGTGTTGTTTTCAACGCGGAGGAGGCTTTGCGTTGCTGGCTTAACGGCCAGATTGTCTGGGAGCGGAAGGGTCCTTATCTGGAGGTTTCTCCGGATGTTGTATGGCTTGCGTCGGCTGCGGGGAGTTCCGGCAGTTTTAAGATTACTAGCAATACGGACTGGGTTATTATTTAGTATTCCTTTTTTTTTTTTGCATTATGGCTATACCTTCTTGGCTAACGCTATCACAGCTTTCGGGTAATGGTGACGAGAACATTAACGTCACGGGTACTGAGCACACTGGTCGTGTTGTTCGTACTTACACCTTGACGGTTACCGCTACGGGTCCTACGGCTTGTAAGGTTACCACGAATCAGACTCCTGCTGCAGAGTTCTGTACTTTTACTTCTAACTCCGCTTCTATCGGTAAGGAGGGCGGTGCAATTACCATTACGGGTAAGTCTAACTCTACTAATCTTACGTTTGCGGTTACGGCGGGCGGTTCTTTGGCGCTTACGCTTCCGAGCAACTACCAGGCTTCTGGTGTTGCCACGGCTAACGGTGCTGTTATTGCGGGTGACCCCGGTGCTACTGCTGCTTTTAGTTTCTCGATTATGTTTACGGTTGATCCGAATACTACTATCGAGTCTAAGACGGCTACGGTTACGGTTACGGATGCGGGCAGCACTTCTGCAGGTGCTGGTCAGTACCATTCTTGCGTTGTTACTCAGAATGCAGGTGATGCTTACCTGTATGTCAACGAGGAGGGCACTACGACGGCTACGGTTACGATTCCGGCTGCGGGCGGTTCTGGTAATCAGGCGCAGTTCTCCGTCATTTCCAACACGGACTGGAGTATATCGTAGTGATTTTCAGGCACTTACACTTTCGAGTCGGGATTAGTTTTCTAGTCCCGACTTTTTATTTATGTGAAGGTTTTGTAGGATGCTATCTTTGGCCTTCAGTTTCTTTGCAGCACTAGACGTTGGTTCCTGCGGCATTAGTGCAATTATATATCCCACAAATTGCATTGCATGTCTTCGGTTAGGGTTGTAAGTATTCCGTCTGACGGTGGTATTTCGTTAGCTGCGTCTCATAGTTACACCGCTGATTTCCCGTGGGAGGATGATAGCGGTCAGTATGTTCGTATGGGTGCCGACTCTAATACGGGTCCTGTTTCCACTGCAGATTTCTGGTCGGATGAGAACCTTTCGGGTAAGCGTAGGTCTATGCTTATCGACCTCTGTGCTGGGGGTTCGTCTTCCGCTTACCGGACACGTGTTAAGGTCACTCAGGATTCAGCTTACCTTAGTGCGGACGTTGCTTCTTACACGCTTCCTGCAGAGGCGGGGTCTTCTGTTGATCTTTCGTTCACCTCTACAGTTTCGTCTCTAGGTATCATTACGATTGAGAGTTCGGATACATCTTTGTATACTGTTTCTAACCGTCGTCAGGGAGGTCGTGTTGTGACGGTTACGGTTACGGCAGTTAAGTCGTGGTCTTCGACTACGACTACGGGTAATGCTGCTGTTATTACGGCGAGTGTTCATGGTGTTGGTGGTAAGGTTACGCTTTCTGCTGTGACGTACGTTCGTCAGGCTCCTAGTACGTTCCGGGGGTATGTGGGTGTCTCGTCTTCGGTCAATTCCTATACGTCTTCCAGCTTCAGCTTTGATCAGCAGAGCACGTCGAGTCCTGTTGAGGTTCCGGTTTCTATTTCGGAGGGTAGCACGTGTAGCTATGTTTTTAATTCTGTCTCTATTGTCGAGCAGTGGGGCGACGGTGAGAAGCTTGTTCCTATTTCTAACTTTGGTTCTCGCATTACGCTTTCCGCCTACGGTCCTTTTATGGATTATCAGTCTACTACGACATCGGTGTCGTTGGATGGTGATGACGTTCGTGTTTCATGGGATTCCTTAGGTTTGACTTCGAATTCCGCTTCTGCGGCTTCGGGCTACGTTGTTGTTGCTGTTTCTCTGGATGACAAGTTGCTTGGCACGCTTCGGTCCTTTGAGTTTACGCGGAGTGCTAATCGTCCTGTTTCCACCTATGGGGCTTTGGCCTATCGACTTCGTTACTCGCAGGCGGGAGTTATCGCTTCGGAGTTATCTGCGGAGGCTACTACCACTAGCAATGATGGCGGTAATCCTCAGTATTTCGAGTTCTACCGTCCTGAGACGGTAACCTATACTTCGGGTACGGTTTTGACCCGCGACGCTCTTGTTGCTATGGACCCGTCTAAGGGTGGCGCTGTGTCTTTGAGTTCCGACATGCTGAAGGATGGTTATACTACGTTCCGCTCTGCAGGTGCTTCTGTTCCTTATTCGCAGTGGGACGTATGGAATCCGGATCGGACACCGTTCATAGGCCCTCGTTATTACGAGTCAGGTCTTACGGCGATTGCTCCGGGGGGTGCTGCTATTTCGGGTTCCGCTCGTAACTTGACACGTGCTGCGGGGTTGTTTTCGAGTACGGTTCCTTACTCGGTTTACTTTGTTTTTGGTCGCTGGCCGTCGGATGTTCCTACGTCTACACAGTTGGACGTTTATTATAAGTTAACTTCCTCGGATGACTCTGCGACTACGGATTACGTTTATCTTCAGTCCATTTTTTTGGGCGTCCAGCCGGGTTCGGATAATTACTGGGTTTCTATTCCGGGAGGTCCTACGTCGTTGTTGATTCAGGCGTTGTCTTCTACGCAGCTTGGCTCTCGCCCTGTGCAGTATGGGGACGCTATAGGCTTCAACTTGCGTCTGTTTGGTCAGGATCATGGTTTCTTTTCGGGTACGGGCAGTAACTATCCGTGGAAGTTAATCCAGCACGATGGGGTTGGTTCTAGCTTGTCTAATCCGTTCTATATGATTTATGAGTAGGCAAAAAATAAAAGGCTTGACTCCGGTTGTTCCGGGTTCTGCTTCAGTTTCGATGCTGGATGTTCCGTCGGAGGGCGGTTCTTTTCCGGTGTCGGGGTTGTCTTCGGATTCGGATGTTGTGACTTATGCTGCGGGTTCCTATCCGTGGGAGGATGGTAGTGGTCAGAGTGTTACTGTTACTCCGTCTTCGGGTGTTGGGAGTATTAGTGACGTTGTGATTTCTGTTCCTGAGAATTTCACGTCGCGTTCCCGCCGGATGGAGTTGGACTTTACTTTGGATATGGACCCTACGAAGCAGGTTACGGTTTACTTGTCTCAGTCTTACGCTTCGTTTTACGCGGAGTCTGCGGAGGTTATTGCTCCTACGGCTGCTGGGTCTCCGTTCCGTGTTTACTTTGTGACGTCTGCGTCTTCTATTGCTGCTGGGGGTTCTGTTTCGGGTGGGTCTAAGGATGAGAGTCTTTATACTTACTATAACTCTGGTATTGATCCGGATAATCCCAAGCGCATGTGGGTTGAGTTCCTTACTGTGCAGTCATGGAATTCGAGTACTCCGGGTAATACGGCTACTTTGTACGCTAGGTTTGGCTTACTGCAGGCCACGGTTTCGGTTTCCCAGCAGGCCGACTCCGTAGTGTCCTATACGGGCTTGGGCTGTACTACGATCTCTGTCACGTCTGTGTCTGGGAATGTTGAGGTTCTGAATGCGCCTTATACGGGTGTTGGTGCTATTAATATTCCTATTACTGCAGCCGAGACTATCACGCAGGCTTTCGATGACGCTTATTTGATTGCTTTGTATTCGTCGGGTCGTGAGGAGCATATACCTTTGTCGTCGCTTAGTGCTTCGCGCTTGCGTGTTGAGTTCGCAGGGTCTTCGGAGTGGTCTTCCTACCTTGAGGGTAGCAGTGCTTCTATTGTCAATAGTAAGTTGACCTATTCTTTCTCTACTACTTATGCGGGTTCGGAGCTTCGTCCGTCTACGAGTGGCTCTGTTTCGATTCGCGTCTATTATAACGATCAGGCCGTTGGTACTTTGTCGAGTCGTGTTTTCGAGTTGCCTGCTAACGAGAAGTCGGAGTTGGTCTACACGTCTATTGCTGCCGATCCGTTGTCTCTCTATTATTTAGACGAGCCAGTTTACGCGGGCATTGTTGCAACGTATCGGGAGGAGTATACCTCGGGGGCTGCTAATAGTGGTCGTACGCGGTTTACGTCTCCGTCGGATATTACGGTTACGCAGCAGCCTTACGCATCTGGGTTCTATACTTTGGGGTCTAATGATTCCGGGTATTACGTCTCCTTTGCCACACCGAGTGATTTAGGCGGTGCTATTTATTTTCGGGATTCGGGGCTAGCAGGTCTGGACCTGAAGTTTATTCCTACGGGTGGTACGACTACTTGTGCTGTGGCTTATGTGGGTCGCGGCTTTGCGGATTCGGAGACTTTATACTTCAAGGTTGCTAAGTCGGAGTGGACTTCTTCGAGTTCGCTTCCTGTAGGTCAGTTGTATTTAGACTGGACTATGCCGTCGGGTCCTTCTTCCAATTCGGAATGCGGTGTGACGGCTTCGGCCACTGGTCCTGATTCGTCTTACTTTTACTTTTCCATTCCGTGCGGTAGCTATTCTAAGATGGCTAATAGCCTTTCTTTTGGCTGGGATACGGGTGTTGTTTATAACTGGGGTCAGAGTAGTGTTTTTCGTTTTGAGATTAGCGGTGCTAATGCTGCTACTTTCAAGAGCTTTAGCTTTAATGCCGCCTATGGCACCTACGGCACTCCGGAGGATGCTTGTTTGATGACACGAGTTTAACTTTTCTCCCATGAATACTTACTGGTTTAGCGCCATTGAGGCCGAGCTTGAGCTTTATGTTGAGGTTGTGGATTTATCTAAGTCGTTGTCGGAGGTCCGTTGGACGCCTTACGATAGTAAGACGCCGAACGTGACGCAGAGCCGCCGTTATCCTCGGTCTATTGCTCATTCTATGTATCGTCGTCTTCGTCGTGAGTACATGGCTCATGTTTATTACGACTTTTTGAAAGGCTATTATAAGACGCATTTGGCTTCGCAGTCTAAGTTTTCACGTTGGTATGTTTCACATCGCAAGTGGTTTTCGCCGCGTTGGGTTCTTGCTAAGTTGCTGCACATTTATATTTAAGTTATGGAGTTGGATGCTATTCGGTCTTCGTCGCGTCAGTCTGTGCTGCGTGAGTTGAAGTCCTTCTTTAAGATTCAGGAGCTTGTGTGCTCTCATGTTTATAATCGGTTTGGTGAGAATGCATGGCAGTTCTTGGATACCGATTTGCTTCGTTTTTTGCTGTGGGTTCGTCTGCTTACGGATAAGCCCATCACGGTTAATAATTATCATTCTGGGGGTAGTTATTCGCAGCGTGGTCTTCGTTGTAACAAGTGTGATCTTGTTGCTTCTAAGACGTACGCCTATCTCTCCGCTCATATCCTCGGCAAGGCGGTTGATATGACGGTTGAGGATATGGATGCGGAGGTGGTTCGTTCTCTCATTAAAGAGCACAAGAGCTCGCTTCCGTGCCAGCTTCGCCTTGAGGAGGGTGTTTCGTGGGTTCATGGCGACGTTCGGTCTTCTATGGGCTACGATAGTGATGATTACTGCATCATTACGTTTACGGATTAGGGTACGTATACATAGCGTGCCTTTGGTAACAACGAGGCGCTGTTTCATATTTTAGGGCGACGGCGGGGAGCGTTGAGGCGTGCTTCCTGCCGTTTTTGATTTTGTCAATTATGGGTAAGACTTTTTGGCAGGTTGTCGCTATTCTGCTTCTTTTGGGCTTGATCTTCGGAGGTGGGTATTACTTGGGTTATAAGTCAGTATCGGTCACGGAGCATGTTGTCGAGAAGTTGGTTCCGGGGGATACTATTAGGGATAGCATTAGATTTCCGGTTCCGGTGTATATTGATCGCTGGCATCCGGGCAAGGTCGATACGGTCTACTTTCCGGCTCCTGCGTCGCCTATAGACTCTGCTTCTGTTGTGGAGGATTATTTTGCCACTCGGGATTACCTTTTGGACTTCAGTACGGATTCTTGTGGTGTCTTCAAGGTTTCTTGTAAGGTTACTAGGAATCAGCTTGTGGACGCTTCGTCTACGATTGTTCCTATATACCGTTATATTGAGAACGTCCGTGAGGTCTATACGACTCGTTTCTTTCAGCCGTGGGCTATGGTTGGCACGGACTTCCGGTTCGGCACTCAGCAGCTTATGCTCGGTGGTGACTTTCGTGAGAAGTATAAGGTCGGAGTTAGTGGCATACGTATAGGTGATAATTATGGTTGGACATTGAATGTTGGCTTCAACTTTTAGCTGTGCTGTATGGGTAGTGCGTTAGTTAATCCGCCACGTGTTGTTGAGCCGTGGGGGTCGGATTATTGCCGTTCAGATAGATATACGTTTTTCATGACCGCGGAGGAGCTTAGCTTGTACATTGCAGAGACGGCCCTCCGTTGTGCGGCTTATCAGGAGCAGTCTTTGCACCGAGGTTATCATCGTGGTCGTCGCGGCAAGGCTTTAAGTTCAAGTTCTAATGAGGATGATAGATAGTTAATGGTGATTATACATGGAAGATTTTAACTGTGACATTTATAGGCGCTGGGATATTGACGCGCCGCGTGAGGAGGTTGTTCGTAGCATGGTTGACGTTATCATGTGGGCGGACGAGAATGGTAATGGTTCCGAGGAAGGTTCTCCCATTTCGGGTCTTCATATGGACGACTTTGCCTTCGCGGGTAACAATTCGATGTGGGCGCGTCGCTTCGATGCTACTCCGGATGGGTCTTTCTGGCGAGTTCTTGTTGCTGCCAACCGTGGTCGTTTCTTGATCGAGGTTCGCCAGAGTGATCCTGCGGTTACAGCGTGGCTTAATACGCTTCGTTCTTGGCTTTGTGGGGGTGATTATAAATCCCGCTTCGCTTATTTAGAGAAACACTACGCTGGTGCGCTTCAGCGGGCTTTGAGCGCTGCAGAGTCTACTGCGAAGGATGTTGGTCTTCGTAAGGGCTTTGCTGAGGCTGCGGTTCCGGTTGTTGCTCAATATTTGGAGTGCGCTTCTATGGTTAGTGTCTTCGGCTTGCTTCCTACGCAGCGGCGTCCGGTCTTCACGGAGAAGTATAGCTTCCCTGCGGAGGTTAGCTTTTTGCAGATGTTAGCACCTTTGATGTATGGTAAGGACGAGCTTGCCTTTGCGGATGGTAGCTTCCCGGAGGAGGTTTATTATATCCATCGCTTCCTTCGTATGGCTTACGAGCAGATCCTGCGTCGTCTTAGTAAGTTTTACTATAATGATATTCATCAGTACCGTAAGTTTAAGAACGACTATTGCCTTGAGCTGGGTACTATGTTCTACGCTGCTTTGAAGCCTTGCCTGCAGGCGGGTCAGGGTAAGTGGTCCAATTCATTGACGCCTGTTTTGTTTGACATGTATGCTTAAGTCAACGGGTTTGGGCCATGATGGTCTGGTAGTCGATCCTTTGGATGGTCCTACTGCAATCTTCGCTACATTGGAGCCGGATCAGGTTGATTTCAGTGATACGAAGTTCAAGTCTGTCTTTGAGTGGGGCAAGTCTTCGGGGTTCTTGGATTCGGCGCCGCATGAGTGTACGGTCAGCGATGGCAAGCTTTTCTTTCCTGCTGCCAACTCTGTCGGTTATTCTGTTTCGCTTCCGGATGGTGACACGGTCTGGCTTCTTATGTATGTTACTAAGGATTTCTGCTGCGTTTTTGATAGCCTTCAGGATTCGTCTGATAGCCCGGCGGCTTTTCAGGAGGGGTTGGCTGCTAAGTTACTGGCTATGGACCTTTTCGGCTCGTCTGCTTCTGCTCCACGTAAGGTAGAGTTCTTTGATAATACTACTTGGACGGAGTTGAGGGATTCTATCGTCTCTAGTGATTTGTCCTGCGATTATGATCGCTTTGCTCGCTACGTTGCTATGTGGTTCCATCACGAGCTGCTTCGCGGTCTTTTCGACTCGGAGGTTCATACTTCCATAGGTGTTGTTGATCATGCTTGGGAGCGTGAGATTCTTTCCGTTCTGTGTAGTACTTTAAATGGTGCTGTTTTCAAGTCGGTTCCTAATAATCCCTATGCTTATGAGATGACGTTGCCGTGGGACGGTGAGCGTGTACTTCGTCGTGTTGCTAGTCTGCTTAGTAGTTTCATCATGGCTTTCATGAGCGTTGTCGAGACGGGTGTTGTTGCGGTTACTAAGGATGTTGCGGGTTTTGCTGCTTTCCGTGTTCCTATGTTCAGTGCTGTATTGAAGGTTATGCTCTGTTCTTTCCTTTCGGAGCTTTATTGGAGTCTCAGTTCCTTCGGGTTCCTTACGCGCCGTGTTCTAGTTATGGAGGAGGGTGATATTAACGCTGTGCTAGGCTTCCCTACGTCTTCTTGTCTGGAGGTCCAGTCGGGTGCTTGGGGCTATTCTGGCAGCATTGCCGACTTCGGCTTCTCGGATATAGCACAGCTTATGTCTCATCTGAAGTCTACCGTTGGCTCTCTTTCTCCGGCGCCGTCGACAGATTCTATCGTTATCCCGATTAAGGGGTCCGGCAAGGTGTCGTAGATGCAATACGTATACTTAGTGTGTTTTTTCGGCATAATTTTAAATTAATAAGAAGATGGCGTCCGGCTTTACCGGGCGTTTTTTTTTTTTAATTTATTGGCATTTTATTTGCGTGTTTGAATATGATTTTGTAGTTTTGTGACGTTGGCGCTTGAGCACCAGCAGAAGGAAAAACACACTTTAAAATGGATACTAACTTTGTTCGCACGTTTCTTCGTGGTTCTACGGAGGTTGAGCTTATCGGCTCGGGTTTATCATCAACAGACATCTGGGTTCATTGTTTAGGTCGTCGTGGTGTCGGCAGCTACGACATTACGTTGGAGGACCTTCGTGCGCGCCTTTTCGATCTTGTCCGCGAGAGTGTTCGTATGGACTTGCATCGTTTCTGGCCTACGTTCGATGGTGATTGGATGGATTTGGTCCATATGTTCTACTACGGTTATATGACGCCTAAGTGTCGATATAAGGGTAAGAAGTACTACTTCGACGGAGACTACATGAAGGCGCTTTCGGAGGGTATCCCTTACCAGACGCTTATTGACCGATATGCTAATAGCACTCATGTAAGTTTCGAGACTTACGTTCGGGGTTGTGTTAAGAATCGTCTTCTTGACGGTATCCGTGGGGGTGTTAAGGGTTACGACGCTGCGGGTCGTAAAGTATCCGTCGATGAGTCTCTGGAGGCGTGCGGCGATAGCACGCTTGTTAAGTTCGGGCTGCTGTGTTCACAGGACGGTTTCCTTGAGGATTCCTCGGCGGAGATATGGCATGATCCTTGTGCTGCTGCTCGGTGTCATGAACAAATGGCCGTTATTCGGGAGCAGGATGCCGCTGCGGCGCGTCGAATGCTTGTATCGTATATTAAGATGCGTTCGTCTTTAGAGGCCGACATTCGGGCGTTTTTTGACTTTACGTTCGAGGTTCCGGATAGTACGGAGGATTCTCCGGAGTTTCAGGCTTTCGTGGTTTCTAACAGGCTTGGTCGTTACTTCTCAGCAGGTTGCTGATTTTATATTTTGCGTCTATGAAAAAGCAGGATGATTATCGCAAGTGGTTCGCCTATGGCGGCCAGTTGTTCGTGGAGATCGCGATATGTTTTATATTGGTGTATGGTCTCCTTCTCCTTTTAAGTTAACCTAACATTTTCGGGAGTTGTGGTTCGTTGGATTCCTCTATTGCGTGCCGTGTTGCGACACGTAGGGTCTTTTCTTGTCGGCTTCATCATAGTCGTATGGTTCATTATTGTCATGGGTGCGGTTGTTGTATTTATTTTGCGTGATGTAGGAATTTGTCGCCCTTAGGTTTGGATTATTAAATTAACTTTTCTATCTTTGTGGTGTAGAGATAGTTCTACGGATAATTTAATATGGATTTTAGTCATGCGCGTTTTCGAAACATTAACCAAGCTTATTTTATACGCAGTAGGTCTTGCCATTGAGCTTGCGAGTTTTCTTGTGTTCTTGTACGCTTCCATTTTCACGGTTTTCTGCGTAACCCGTCCCGGTACTTACTTCAAGGAGCCGTTCCTTTCTATGCCTTACGCTATCTGGGGTGCTATTGGCGGGGCTGTTGTCTACTTGTTTTTTGCCTTCGTGAATAAGAGCTTCTATGTAAGCTTCATTAAGCAGGTTTCGTTTTCAAGTCTTAAGCTGTTCTTCATTTGTCTTATCGCTCGTTGGCAGTATGTTATCTTCTGGTGGGTTATGTATACCTTTTTCGTTTACATTGTTTTCGGAGTTGATCCCTACGGTGCATGAGAACAAGACATCATATGGCTATGCACCTTGCGGGGTGCTTGGAGCACTTTCGGCGGCGTCGCATGACGGGCCTTTTTACGGATGATACGGGCCGTCCTTTGTCGGATTCGGAGGCCCGCGAGTACATCCGTCAGTGTATGCTGAAGGGCTGGAATTATGTCCCTTTGTGTCCGTCGTCGGAGTGCCCGGATTTCGATTATATTACGGGTGAGTGTCCGGGTCATCCATTACCAGATGAAGAGGAGGAATAGTTATGGCTTGGTTTCGGTCTATGTTTGAGCTGCTTTTCAGTACTTCTGTAGGGTATTCACTTGATCTTCTTGACTCGGAGGACTGGTGTGTCAATCCACGGAGTATGAATACACCCCATGCGTCGCTTCCTACAGAAGGAGCATTGGTGGTGGCTACGTATAGTGTTGTGCGCGATAACGTTGTGGGTCGTAGGAGTTATTCGGTTATGACCCGCCGAGGTGACCGTTGGTATTCGGATGCCTTTCGTGGTCGCTACTTCGTTCCGGAGTTTATGTATGCTTCTTGCTGTGCTGATAGTAGATGCGCAGGCTTTGTTTCGTCGTGGGAGTCGATTCCACGCTATGGTGTTATTGATTAGTCTTTTGATTATATGGGTTTTACTGGTGATGCTATTCAGCATATTGATAGCGAAGACTTAGTTGTAGGTGCTTCGTGGGTCTGCAAATTTTACAATTACCGAAGTAGCGGGACTATGTCGGAGTTGGAGCCTTCGTTGTTGTCGTGCTTCAAGGATGAGTCGGATGCGCTTCGGGTTTTCAATAAGGAGATGACTGCGAATGCGAAGGCCATCAAGGAGGATGGTGGATTGTTTTTTTCTCGTGGTGTTGATCCGATGCATCCGGCGGTTAATTCATTATCGGGTCAGGTATTATCGTCTTGTCAGGCTATGGGTGTTCCGGTTAACTTCTGTACGACTTATTGGGAGTGGGCTAAGGATTACCCGGGTTACGCGGCCATGCTTGGCATCAACAAGGGCTTAGTGGCATTTGGTGCCGATGTAGGTCGTCCTTTTTATTCGGGCAATGTGTCCTCTCTTGAGGTTGTGACGGAGGGTCTTGCTTCGCTTCATAAGTACGGGTTCAAGACTTGGGCGTTGTTTACTCCTTGCGTTTCTGTGAATTCTGATGATCCGTATGCTTTGGATTACGATGTAGCTAAGTCGGAGGAGGTATTCAAGAGCATTGTTCCTTTTATTGACTTTGTTCGGGTTTGGATTACTCCGGTTATGGTCTTGTCGGATGTTGATTCGGCAGGTGTTTCTCAGATTCTTAATAAGATTACTTCTCTGGCTAAGAAGCATAAGGTCCATGTGATCTTGGATTCTACGGTTCGGCATGTTGTGGGTTTCCCGGATGCTTCCTCCCCTTCGGCTCCTAAGTGGTCCAAGTACAAGTATTTGAATACGGGTCAGTGGCCACGGTTCGAGGTTTCATTTGACGATACCCGCGAGGCGGGCAATATCGAGGCTGCGGTTAAGGAGGCTATGGATGCCACGAGCGAGGCCGCTATGCGCCAGCATGAGCGTCGGTCTAAAAAGAATAAGTAACGATGATGCAGAAAATCTGTTTGTTTCTGGCCGTGGTGCTGGGTTTTATGTTGTTTATCGGCGGCTTGGGGTTGACGGCAGCCCTTATATCGTATTGCACAGAACTTAGCTCTGTTGAGTTCTTAACGGTTGAGGGTCTTGTTGTGTTCTTTGGAGCGTGCGCAGCTATTGTCTTCGGAGGTCTTTCCATGCTGTTCTCAGCAGTTGCTATTCTTTCCCTTAATGGTCGAGAGCGATGATTTTGGATTGTTACCATACGTCTCTCTTGCCGTTCCCGGCTCACTTATCGATTACACGCACGCAGGTTGCGTCGGATGATCCTCATAGCGACGTTTATTACTTCGTAAATCCGCATTCTGGGGGTTGCGCAATTAAGTCATCTAATGGCGATGTTATTTCCATTAATGCTACTCATTTAGTGCTTCACAGGTCTACAGGTGAGTGGGAGCTGTGGTATAAATTAATTTCGTCTAATTCTCGTAGAGGTGCTCCTATGCGTCAGCTTCTGGGGTGTCGGGTCGAGGAAGCTGAGTATGGTGTGTAAACATGTAAAGAAAAGTCGTTTTTCTTTACATGTGGGGTTTGATATGTAAAGATTATTGTAATTTTTTGATATATGGTTAAGGCGGATTATGTAAGTTTGTGGTCCATAAAGCAGGAGTTCTACCAGCCGCGATTGCTTAGTAGTCTCTTGACGCCTACGGGTCGAGGCGGTTCGGTGGTGGTCCGGGATTACGTTCGGGCTTTGAAGTGGCTTACGGCTTTGGAGTCTGCGATGCATTCTCTGGGTCATCCTATTACGAAGGGCACTTGCTCTCAGGTAGGTTCGCTGCAGGATTTGTGCTCTATGCTCCACCCGTCGGATAAGTTCCGGCTTGGTATGGACATGTGCCTTTGTGGTACCTTGAGTAGCCTTCCGGATGATCGCCAGACGGAGATTCTGGAGTCTTCGTCGTGGCTTGCTACGGAGAAGATACGAGGTGTCCGGGCTTTGCTCTTGAGTTACGCGGCACCGGGGCGTGGTTCACGGTTCAGTCTTTACTCTCGGTTCTTGTCGGACGACTGTGGTCTTATAGATTGGGGTCCTAAGCTTTGGCAGCAGCACAACTTCGGTCAGGGGGTTACGGCGGTGGATGTTGAGATTTGCTATCCTCACTCTATGGATGACTTCAAGACTTTGTTCGAGGGTGCTGAGAATTTGGCTTCTACTTCTACGGGTGTTGTGGAGTACGTTCTTAGTCTTCCGGAGAATCAGGCTTTGGGTATCCAGTCTCAGTTTTACGCTAAGTACCAGCGTCATATGTTCTCGCTTATGGTTATTTGTCCTATTTTCTACGAGAAGGTCAACTACCTCAAGCAGCCCTTGCGTGCGGGGTGGGATGTGTATACGCAGGTTGTTTCTCATCTTCGTTCCGCGGGCTTGAATGCCTTCGAGATTAACCGCTGCTTTGGCGGCAAGTTCGAGAAGGTCTCGTTCTTGGATTCTATTCTCAACCGAGGTGGTGAGGGTGTTGTGCTTCATAACGGAGATGCCTTCTACGACATTACAGGGTCCCGTGATTCTAATGTCATGGTTAAGATTAAGAACCGTGTCGGCGGCCCTGCTAAGCGGATTATGGACGATACGTTCGACGCTTTCATTACGGGTGGTTCGGGCGCCGCGTCTTCTATTCTCCGCCTTGAGCTTAGCATCATCTGTGAGAATGAGGACGGCTACCAGCATCGTCAGGTTCTGGGCTTCCTGCCTATTAGTGGTGACCTTTCGCTGCAGGCTACGATTCTGGATGGCGGTGTTCCGCGGTTGAATCCCGACTTTATGGATAAGGTCGTTGAGGTTCAGGCCCGTGCTTTGGATAACAACTTCCATTTGATTGATCCTACTTTGGTTCGTCTTCGTCATGACAAGGCCGCTTCGGATTGTGTCTATACGGCTACATATTTACGGTCCTTGCCGCGGGGTTAAGGGGCAGTTATATATCCCAAGGTGATTATATGCAACTTTATATCATCGTTTGCAGTAAATGTAAAATAATTGTAATTTTCAGACATGAAGAAAGCATTCAAATATCGCATCTACCCGAACAAGGCTCAGCGGGCTTTGTTTCAGGCGACGTTTGGATGTTGCCGTTTCGTTTACAACAAAACGCTTGATATCAGAAAGACAGCTTATGCGATGGATAAGACGCAGCTTAGCGAGTTTGATCTCATCAAGAAAATAAAGCCGCTTAAAGAAGAGTTCCCGTGGCTGCGTGACGTTCCAGCGGTTTGCTTACCTCAAGCAGTTGGTGATATGAATGATGCTTTCCGTGATTTCTTTAAGTCGGGTAAGGGTTACCCTAAGTTCAAGACGAAGCATCGTAGTCGGAAGTCTTGTCGTTTTCCCGGCCAGAGTTGTGCAGTGTTGCAAGACATTAGTCGCTTAAAGCTTCCCAAGCTTGGTTTAGTTAAGTACAAGAAAGATCGTGAGTTCATTGGCACTTTACGGCATATAGTGATTACGCAAGAAAGTAATGGCAAGTATTATGCTTCGTGCTTGGTTGATACGGGCGTCGAAGCACCGAATCCGAAGCCAGTAGAAGCTAGTACGACGGTCGGCATTGACTTGGGGCTTAAAGACTTTATCGTCACGTCGGATGGGTGTAAGATGCCCAATCCACGTTTTTATGTTACTATCGACCACTCCATCGCCCGCTTGCAGAAGCACGAAGCGCGGAAGATGAAAGGATCGAAGCGTCGTGCGCGTATTCGGTTGAAGATTAATAAGCTTTGTGTTAGGAAACGGAATTTAATCAAGAATTATATTTACCATGTCGCCAAGACATTACTGCGTGAAAGCCAAACGCTAGTAATGGAAGACCTTAACATTGGTGGTATGGTTAAAAATCATAGTTTAGCTAAATCCATCCAGAACATTTGTTGGGGCGAGCTTCGTAGAGTGCTGGAGTACAAGTCGCAGTGGTTGGGTCACAACTTAATCTTCATAGATAGGTGGGCGCCTAGTACGAAGACTTGCAGCCATTGCGGGTTCCATAATTCTACGTTAACGCTTTCAGATCGTTCATGGACATGTCCGGGGTGTGGACACATCACGACCGGGACATCAACGCCGCGATTAACATTAAACGTATGGGTTTAGAGACATTACTGCCCGCGGTGAGCGGGTTCGACGGGCGTGGAGAGGTCGGTTACGGTCTCGACGAAGCGTCAATATGTGCAAGTTATTAACTGCATGTAATCACCTCCCGATAGACTTGAGATGGTCTGTTGTTGACGGTTTTTTTTTCTTTTCTTCTAGAGGACTTACGCTGTGACGGTGCGAGTCCTCTTTCTTTTACGTATATGCCAGCAAGGCTATCTGCGGTTTTCCGCAGTTGGTCTGGTTAGTTTTCCATCAAATTTCTGCGGTGTCTTCTGCTGTGACAGCATGAGTCTTCATTTTGCAGATTGCTTTGTAGAATTTTTTCATGTCCTCCGTAGCTTTGTGTGTTCTTGCTGCGGAGGTTTTTACGTATATGTCGTTGGGTCACATTTTGTAAGTGTTTAGTGTGACTCCATGTCATCATATGGTTATGTACTTTTCGTCGTGAGATGCGAGTACATATGACGCAGGTCCTGTTTTTCCATTTTGTATAGCACCTTCACTTTCCTTCATGCGACCTGCGTCCCTTCTTCAATTCGTTTGGAGTTTCCGCCGAGGCTAGAGTGACCTCGGCGGTTTTGTGCAATTATATATCCTATAAATATTTATCAGGGTTACTATGGCAAAGAAATCGCTCAAGACGGCTCGTCTTGCTTTGGAGACGTCGCCTACGCCGAAGGCTTCTGGGGATGTTCCTACGCAGACGGTTACGCCGTTGAATGATCTTCCTATTCTCATATCGTCTACGGGTCAGAATGTCAATCTGGACACGTCTTTTGTCGTTGGTTATGCTCATGACTCTACGGGATCGCCTTATGCTGTTCGCATGACGTTGCGTCAGCTTATGGCCTACGTCGGTGGGTCTGGAGGTTCGGGCGGTAGCGGCGGCGGTAGTGGTGAGCCGGGTGCTTCGGGTGACTACACATCCTTTGCCTTCAAGAAGAGCGATGATCAGCCTGCTACGCCGCAGAGTTCGAGTCCGCTTCCTGCGGGTTGGTCCGTGCTTCCGGATAGTGACGGTAAGTGGTGGATTTCGAGTTCTAAGGTTTCTGGTTCCACGAATACGACATATGGTGGTTGGGGTCTTCCTCAGCCTATTACCGCGGAGGATGGTGCTCCGGGCGCTATGGGTCCGTCAGGGGTTCCGGGGGTTCCGGGGGTTAGTATTGAGATTCGTTATAGTTTAGGGTCAGCTACTGCTTCCCTTGCTGCCGCTCCGGTTGGTAATGTTCGCAATCCGGAGGGCTGGTCTCTCACGCCGCCTACGCCGTCTTCGGGTGATGAGACGAACATTTACATTTGGTTTGTTCAGGCTCGGTTGACGGATTACGTTCCGGGCGAGTCGGATGGTACGGTTATGGATGGTTGGTCCACTCCTGCACGTCTTTCGGGAGTTAATGGTGTTGATGGTATTGGCACGCCGGGCCGTGCGGGTCAGATTGTTTATCCTGCGGGTTTGTATTCTCCGGATGTTGTTTATACCTGCACGGATAAGATAGCGCCTTATGTGTACGACACCTCGTCTAGTCCGGCTGCTTACTATGTTTTAAACACTATAGGTAACTGGCAGGGTTCTATTCAGCCTGCGGGATCTAACACTCCGTCTACGAGTGAGGACTGGGTTCTTATTGAGGCGTTTGATGCTATCATTACGAAGCTTGGTATCATTGCTAATGCTTTGATTGGGTCTGCTGTTTTTAACGGCGACTACATGTTTAGCATGCAGGGCATTAATGCAAAAGGCGCGTCTACCACTAATTACGAGAAGTTCAATGCGGGCAATCCGGATGAGGTCTTCCGGGTTTACTGCTATGGTGGTTTATCCACTCCGTCTAAGCCTACGAGTACCGATCCTAGTTCTTTCTCGTCGGGTTCTAGTTGGCAGCGCTATCCGACTTCCACTAACGGTTGGTATGTTTGTAGCGGTATTATCGACGGCGATACGGGTCAGATTTCCGAGTGGGGTGACGTTCAGGTTTACTCTAATTCTCAAGTGGGTTATACGACTATTTGGGCTTACGGTGATTCTTATTTGTCAGCTCCGCCGCTGGATAAGTACTCTGCCAATCCTGCAGGGTGGACTTCGGATTTCAGTTCGCTTTCCGGCAGTGGTTACTTGTGGTTCGCCACGGGTTACAGTAAAGTGGGAGTAGTTGATGACGAGACTAGTAATGTTACTCCGTGGCAGTATCCGCAGTGCGGTAATGCACCTATTGCTACGGGTCCGGCATTTACTCCTAACATCATGTTTAACTTCGCTACGGGTGAGGGGCACCTTGCTGCAGGTAAGATCAAGTTTGCTTCGGATGGTAGTGTTATACTTAATAACCTTCTCATTAAGAATTCAATAATGCAGGACTTCACTTCGTATGATATTAGTGATGGTGCTGAGTTTTCGATTACTGCCTTGCATTCTGCCATTGAAGGTTATCCGTCGTCTCCGTTGTTAGGTTACATTAATGGTACTTTTAATTTTTATGGTCTAGGGCTATCGGCTAAGGAGACTTATTCTGGTTCTATTCGTAATGATTCCACAGCGACGGTTCGTCTGTCTTACTCTTATTTTGGTTCTGGTTCGGGTACTAATGTTCAGATAATTAATGGTATTTTCTTGCCGTGTTCCTCGTCTTCGAATGTGTCTTCGAGTAATTCGTCGATAGCTCATTTCATTGATAAGGTTCAGTTGCAACCGGGGGCTTCTATGAAGTTCAATCTTGCTGTAGGTAACTTGGATTATCCGGTTTCAGGTCAGATGTCAGCTCGGATGTATATTACGAATGCTAGTGATTTTGAGTACTCTTATACTTCCAATTCGGCTTCGGGTCGTCCGCCTAGAATAGGCGGTGCGAATTTCCGAGGCGCTGACTTCTTTGTAGCTTCGTCATTGGTAGGCATATTACGTTATGAGTATGATGGTAATGGGGATCGTCTTTCCACTATTATTGTAAATAAACTTCGTTCGGGGTTGCAGTATAATGTCGTTTCGGAGAGTAAGTTTTCTATTACGTTTTCGCTTTCCGGTACAGATTGTCCTACAGGTCAGAGTTTAGCGGTTCTAGCTCAGTCCTCTCGTTCGAAGAGCGGTTCTTTTATGTATCCTGTATATGCCTGTGTTGATTATGATAGGACTGCTTCCCCTATTCAGTTTACTGTTTCAACTATAGCAGGTGCTTCAGGGTCTTCTTTGGATTATGGCGGTGCTGTTTTAGTGTTTATCTATGATATGGGCGATACTTCTTCTTTGTAGTTAAATCGTGTATCATTTTGGTTCTGTGGCTGCTGTTCTGGCAGCCACGTTTTTTTTTGCAATTAAATTTGGATTATTAAATTAACTTTCTTATCTTTATGGTGTAGAGATATTTCTACGGGTACTTTAATATGGATTTGAGCTATGAAAATTTACAGTGTTTGCAATCACGAGACTGGTTATTACGAGACTTTCTATTCTTTGTCTGCTGCGAAGAAGGCCATGAAGGAGCATAATGCGAAGGGTTCTATAACGAAGGTTTGGTCCAGCGGGGAATGGGAGCCTATGGGTGAGATTGTTTTGCGCGGGTCTAACAAGACTTTCTGTGCTAATACACGTCAAAAGAAAGCGGGGTACTAGACTTCGCTTTTCACTACTTACGTTTTAATTCATGATGACTGCTATGGATATGAAGAAGATAGCCAATGGGGTTTATATTCCTGATGATTTAGGTAAACTTTTTACCGTTGATGAGTGGCTGCAACGTGCACATCCCGAAACCGCACGCACTGTCGTGCTTGTAACAGATTTGGGCATGCTTGAGATTGCCAAGAACGACTTGAGAGACGAGTTTGATTTCGAGGGTGCTCAGAAAGCTGCTGCCAAGTATGGTGACGGTTTCCGCTGTGCCACCCGCCACGAGGCAATAGAGATGTACGCTGCCCGGTTCCATGGTCTCGATGAAGCGTTCAAGAAGATCGGAGGCAGACCAGCTACAGACATCTACTGGACGAGCGATATTAATCCCAATCCGGAGCATGGTTTCGGCTTTGCATTTGTTTACAGTGGCCACACAGGCAATATGGACAACAGCCGTATGTTTTACATAACCGCTGTTCGTCCGGTTCGGTCTTTTGTGAGCGCTGTTAAGAAGTAACGTATAGTGTGTGGTTATTATTAATATTTGCTGTATTGTGTGAATTTTATTAAGGGTTGGTTGAGTGAGTTTGAGCAGGAGTGTGTGCGTACTCATCCGAATTGCCTTATTTGTCCCGACGGTATGCTTACGGATGGGTTTACGAAGGGTGCTTATCGGATGCGAGATGAGCTTATGCGGTGGCGTGCTCCTTCAGATGTTGACTCGTTTGGATGGGATAAGGAGTGCCTTCTTCGGTTCCGGTCCTCGATGCATGATGGCAGCGATATTCATGCATTAGGTTATCTGAGTACTAGTGGTGTGTGGTTTGTGCAGACTGATATGGTTTACGGTACGTATTCCTTCGTTGCTGAGTATCTACGCGATCTTAATAAGGCGTCTGGGGTTGAGGATGCTGTTTTTGTCGGCTGGCGTCCTATCTTGTAGGGTGTGCTGCTTGGTTTAATTAATTCATTTATTTTCATGTTTTGGGATATTCAACAAGAGTCTTTGGATTATGTCTGTGATTTGGACTCTCCTTTGACGGCGAGTATGGTGTCTGCTGCTTACATGGCAGGTGCTAGGTCTATGTTCAAGAAGTTCTTGAAGTTCACTTCTACTCAAGACTCTCTCCCTCCGGTAGGTGCTTTGGTTGACATGTTAGTTGCGTCTTCTCCGTGTTATCCGCGTAGTGTTTCCTTTCAGACTGGTCGGTATGAAGGAGACGGTTGCTGGCGCTCTCTCGATTCTCTTCTCACTCTCACGCATTCTATTATGCCGTCAGATAGTGGGGTGACTTCTGGTGGCTTTGTAATTGGTTGGCGTTCTATTTTGCATGATAGTCGGGAATAACGTTTGGGGTATATGCGTACTAAGTTTTTGCGTCACATGCGCCGTTTGGCAAAGAAGAATGTTCGGCTCGAAGAGTACTTTTGCAGGAGTTGGAGGTGCATGGTGTATCGTGTTCGTGTGCGGGGTGGTGCAGGTCGTTGCAATGAGTTTTGCTCGTATGTTCAGGGGCATGCTGCTTTGCAGAGCGCGCGTCGTGCTTGGGTGCTTTCTCATGCTTTTGCTGAATACTCACGTCTTTGTCGGAAGGTGCGTCCTAAGTTTTTAGACATATAGTTTTTATGTCACAGATTGGTTTGTATGTCTACGTTCCTGACGCTGGCGCTCGCGCCGATTTGATTCGCTTTCTTTCGGATGTTGAGGGTTTGTGCTTATCGGATATCTCTTGGGGCAATTGCATTCGCTACATTCGCTGTTGGGTTACTCGTAGGGGTGTGCTTAAGTGTGTTGGCTATTCTGCGCGTTGTGTGCGAGTTTTTGATTATGATTGCGGAGTCGACGTTGCTCGCTTCAAGTCGTTGGTATCCTACCTTTCGTCAGCTGATCTTTCATTGCCTACAGCAGTAGCTTCTTGGCAGAGTTTTATTTCCAATCATTATGGACACTAAGTATTTCACAGCTTTTCGCACTTTTCGCGGTGTGGCGGAGCACCGGGGTTGGGTGTATGGTTCATTGCTTTGCGTCAATGATGCTACATACATCTACAATCAGCGTCATGCTGATTTTGATGACATTGACTTCGGTCATTCTTTTATTAAGGTTGTTCCTGAGACCGTGGGGGTCTTTACAGGATTCCGGACGCGTGAGGGCTTGCATCCTATTTTCGATGGCGATGTGATTTTTGATAGGGTTAACAATGTGTATAACGTAGAGTGTCGTGTTGGAGGTGTTTATGTAGTTTCTGGTGGAATTTCTATGTTACTATCGTCCTGTGCGGATGCTAACGCTACCGTTGACTTAACGTTGGTTGAGACACACTTTTTGTGATGCTTAGTACGTTTACGAGGCATGCGTTCAGGTGTTGTTCTACATCGTCGGGTCCGGGGCTTTTCTGAGTCTAAGCTCATCTCTGCTGCGTGCGGTTCAGGTGTTTATGCTCATGTTCGGTCGGAGTCGGTTCCACATGGCAAGAGCTACGTGCGCTTCATTTGGTTTAAGCACTTGTTTTCGGACCGATATTGGTGGGTTCGTTGTACACGTAATGGGTGGGTATCTGAAGGCTACACCGAGAATTTATCTTAACTTTTTCAAGAATGAGTAATTATATTTGCGTTTCATATGCTGATTTAATCAGCACTAGTCCGGCTACGGATATTTCAAATGTTGCATTTGAGTCAGTAGCTTTGTCGCCTGCGCAGGTTCACGATTACGCTGCTAGTTGTTATGCTACTAGTAAGCGTAATGGCTTCTGGGCGGAGGACTGGCCTATCACTCGCAATACGGCTATGATGACTTGCGAGATGGCGGAGGTTCTGGAGGTCTTTCGTAAGTGTTCGGATCGTGTTAAGGCTGGTGTTGATGTTCCTAGAGACACCCTCATTGCCCTCATGGAGGAGAGCGGTCTTTTCCTTCGTCATGGCGAGCCTGCGGATGAGCTTTCGGAGGATGCTGCGGATCAGTGGTATAAGGAGGCTTACGCTAAGATTGTGAAGGGCTATCCGCAGGAGGAGATTATAGACGTTGCTATCTATCTTCTGGATGCTGTTGGTCATAATAACTGGGATGTGCTATTCGCCTACGTCGAGGATGATATCAATCATTTTCTTACGCGGGCCTTTATTGAGAGATGTAATCCGTTCTTCAATCCGGTTTCGTCGGAGTATATGTTCCGCAATGCTCATCCTACGGAGATTGCTTGCGCGTTCTATGCTCTTTTGTTCGCGTTCAAGGGTCCTGTTGATTGTCACGCGGGTCTTCTGCTGCGTTTCTTAGAGAAGTGGATGTTCAGTATGGGTTGGGACTTCCAGTGGCACTTGCGGGCTAAAATGCTCTATAATAATTTGCGGTCTCCCATGCATGGTGGGAAGAAGTTCTAGCTACGGTTATGGACTCCTCTAAGTTTCACTTTGTTCCGACTCATTCACGGGGTTCCGACGAGACGGTGCCTTATGAGGTCCTCATGTCTTCAGAGTGTACGCTTCAAGATTTGGTTGATTTTATACTCAGCAACTCTACTTCCTCTGGTTCCATAAAGCTCGTAGGGCATGGTCGTTTTTCCTATGCTCGAGGTGTTTTGGATGATAGTATTCCCCAGACGTACCTTTCTCGTCTTATTGACCGCATTTATGCGGCTGGTGGTTGGGGTCGTATGACGTATATTGTTTACTTGCAGGCATAGGGTATTTATCTCCTCTTAGTTTCAAGCTCCGGCATTTTGCCGGGGCTTTTTGTTTGGGTTGTTTGGGTAATGGCAATTATATATCCCACAAATGTTTTTAGAGGCGTATGTGGGGATTTCTGAAGTCGGTTTTTTGTAGCGCGTGGGGTTTCTGCGTGGCGTACTTTGCTCCTACATGGCATGTTCTTACGATCCTGTCTATTTTGGTTGTTGCGGACTGGGTTACGGGTATTTTCGCATCTCGCAAGGCGAATATTGATATTACGAGTCGTCGTCTCACACACTCTGTTGTTAAGTGGTTGTGTTACATTACGGCCATTTTGTTGACGTTCATGGCGGAGCAGGCGTTGACTTTGGAGTTTAATCTTTATTTGTTCACGGCGGGTTACATTTACGGTTGTGAGATTCTGAGTATCTTTGAGAACCTTGCGGTCATTTCGGATTCGGATGTTTACCTTCGTATTTTGGCGGTCATTCGTGGTAAGAGCAAAGATATGGCGGGCGTCAAGGATGCTCTTAATGAAGAGATGAAGGGGAAGTAGGATGTTCGATGTTTTTCATAGCAGCGTTGGTTTTTTCTATCGTCAGGAGGAGATAGACTTGTCGTTTACGCTCATGAAGTGTGACGACGCGGTCTATGTCAAGGATTACGATATTGAGGTCTGTGTTTACACGTCTCAGCTCAGCAACCGCCTTTGGGTTGTGGATTATAGTGCGGGTTTCGTCCCGGAGTCGGAGCGTCACATTTCGGAGTCGGGTGCTTCTATTGTTCGGCGTCGTGAGAATTGGTATTTGATCTTGACGCCGGAGTTCCTTCACTTTTTAGAGCCGGGGGTCCTGACCTTCGGTATCCGGTATGTAGGTAGTTCATTTGCTACGGCTTCGGTCATTAAGACGCAGGAGCTTCGTGACATTCGTTTTTAAGATTTGAGTCTATGGCGAATCCGATTTCCAAGTTTCAGTATGACGATCCGAATGATCTCATGAATCCGTACGCTTACGGTGTTCGTGAGACTTATTGCGGTTATTATACTGTTTGTTACGCTTTGCCGTCGCGTCCGTCGTTTGCTCCGGTTCCGGCGGATAGCATTACTTTGTCTTCGGCGGGTGTTTCCCTTAGTGTCATGGACCGCCGCAAGTGTATTGATATTGTCTCCTATCCTGCTGTTGACGTTTCGTTTTCGCAGGATGTTACTTCTCTGGGTGTGAATGACTACGGCGCTCAGGAGTGGCGTTGGTATTTTGATCCGGATCATCCTGATTCGTTCATTTGTTTTCAGTTGGTTGTTCATGGTGATCCGTCGGATGTTGACATGGTCAATCAGTGTTTTGTTATTGACGTATGTCCGGCGTCGCCTTACATTCCTGCGGGTGCTATGACGTGCACATTCAGTACGGGTCAGGTTTCGTCGTCGGTTGATGTTTCTATAGAGGCAACATGGGCTTAGTTTTATTTTATCATGGCTTCGGAAAGTGGTGATTTTAAAGAGGGAGGTCAGTGGACAGCCACGGCTTCGTCGTTTTCGGGTAATCAGACGGTTTCGTTGTCTGCCGATGTTAATCCGTTGTCTAAGGTTCGGACGGCGGATTTGACTATTTCGGCGGCGGGAGTTTCTAAGTCTTGTACGGTTAGCCTTACGCAGGAGGCTTCGGTGTTCGAGGCCGAACTTACGATTGTCGCTATTCCGGCTTTTGCTGCGGGGGGTGGGACTTATGATTCTAGAACTGGTACTGGTCATATTGTTGTTAAGCGCAATGGTGTAGTTATTGACGATAGGGATATACGCCCGGTGTTTCTATTCAAGTCTGGGGCTTCTGTATCTTGGATTACTTTCTCTGCTGCTAATACGAGTTTTACTGTTGCGGACCGTGCTTTGGAATCCGGTGGTCCGCGGAGTGTCACCATTCGGGCGCAGTATACTATAAATGCTGGTGGCGATAATACTCTGCTAGAGTGTGACGTTCCTATTAGTCAAGCTGCTAACTTCGTGGAGACGGTTTCGGTTTCCGATGCTTCATTTGCCTACAGCACCATTGCTGCTAAGGGTGCGACTGTTACTCCGACTACGGATTCGACCATCAAGGTTACGATGTCGTCGGGTTCTACTCTGTCGTCTGCCGCCGCTATTGCTGGATATACCTATACTCTCACGCCGTCGTTCTCTATGACTAACGGTAGTGGCTTCACTTTGAATAGCACTACTACGGGATCGCTTACGGCAGCTTCTATGGGTACGACGCTTGGTTCTCGCCAGTCTCCGACTATTACTTATTCTCTTTCGTTGACTTATACTCCGTCTTCGGAGTTGTCGGACTTGGGTGCTAAGACCGTTTCGGGTTCTGATTCGAGTACGGGTAAGGCTACGCAGGGTGTTAACGAGGTTACGAGCAGTGCGCTTGCAGTTACAGCATTTAATTATCCAAATACGGTTGCCGCTTCAGGAGGTACGTCGAGTGCTCCTAATATCACGGTACAGAAGAATCGTGTTTATACTTCGGGTGCTACGGATTCTGTTCCTGTCACGACCTATACCAAGACTTTCAGTATTGTTAATGACTACGATTCGGGTGCTACGGTTGATGCTTCTACGGGTCTGGTTACGTTCCTATCCCGTGGCACGATCGTGGGTCTGTTGTTGAACATACAAGTTGGTCTTGTTGTTTCGGCCGATGGGCTGTCTGTAAATTCGCAGGCGGGTTGTCGTCAAGATTCAAATATCATCGAGTCGTTCGTTGTCATGGGCATTTCGTTCGACTGGCCGCAGTTCTCCCCCGCGGGAGAGTCTCATTTGCCTACGCATGTTGGTAGATTTATACAGGCGACTTATTCAAGTGGTGTTACGGGTGAGCGTACTCCTATGCCTGATGGTTACTATGTTTCCGCCGAGTCTGCTGTTTACTCTTTAGCTGAGTCGTCTTCGGTCTTTACGATTGTGGATGCTTCTACGGGTGAGGTTTCGGCTGCGAATATGGGCCGTACTCTTGGGTCTCGTACGTCCCCGTATATTTGGAAGGATATTACTATCACGTTAACGGCTAGAGAGTGGGCTGGTGGTTCTGTGGCTGATCTTAAAGGTACGGGCCGTGCACGTAATGTTGCCAATCAGGGTGTCAATGCTATAGGCTTCCGTGATCTTACTATTACGTCTTTTGCTTACTCTGCTACGCCTACTGTTGCGGCATCAGGAGGTACGTCGGTTCCGACTTTGGCGGCTACGGAGACTCAGTTCTATACTTCGGGTACTGTCGATGAGAACATTCCGGTTCCGCTTTCGGAGGGTTCCTTCGCGTTGACTACTTCGGGTCACGGTGCTTCTGTCAACTCAAGTACGGGTGTTGTTACGTATGCTTCGCGTGGTTCTGTCGCGGGAGATGCTTGGTCTGATAGTGTTACTTGGACTTTGAATTATCATAGTAATTCTACGTCGAAGTCAGCTTCTGTATCGCAGGCTGCCAACGTTAAGACTTTGACTAGTTTTGGCACGAAGTGCGTTTCGTCTAATACGCCTACGACGGGTACGGGTGCAGGTTCCGATTGGTGGGTTAAAGCCAACGGTGGTACTTTGACGGTTACGTGTGTTGCGCAGTTCACCTACACTTCGGGTATTGTACAGAGTAGTGTGGATGTTACTGCTGACTCCACGTCAACATATGACGGCACTTCCTCGCCTTACGCTACGTGGGATTCAGAGAAGTGGGTTATGACCTTTGCGAGTGCAGGGTCTACAGTCATGCCTGATTCTTATGCTGCAATTATTGTTAAGTATCAAGATAAGGAGGTTAATACTTCGTTTGGTCGTCAAGCGAATGAGGCTACGTATGATGTTCCCGTTCTTCAGCTTTCCTACGGCGTCATCGCTGCTTCCGGTGGTAGTGTTACTCCGGTGAAGTCCTTTGCGCAGAGTGTTTCCTATACATCGGGTTCTACGAGTACGGTTACCTCTGGAGGTACATGGTCTTATAGCGGCACAGGTGTTAACACGTCAACTGGTGCGGTTTCGGCTTCGTCGCTTGGCACTACGGTTAAGGATAAGACTCTTATAACCACGGCTACTGCTTCTCTTATGGTCAACGGCAAGACGGGTAAAGCTTCGGCGTATGTTTACCAAGCTGCCAATAGCGCGACTTACGGTGCAGTTACTATTTCTGGTGGTACGGTTGCGGACATTCCTGCTTCGGGTGGTAGTGTATCGTCGGCGTCGGGTATTTCAGGTTCGCAGACGGTTTCCTTTACATCAGGAGATTCTCGTCCGGGGACTGTTTCCTTTTCGTACTCTACGGCGGTATCTGCGCCCAGCTTAGGCACTACGGTTAAGTCGCGGTCAAAAGTCGGCACTTTGGCTGCTAATGCTATAGGTGATGGTGGCGTGACTGCAACTAAGAGTTTTGATGTTTATCAGGCTGCGAACTCTGCTACTTATGGTACCCCTACAGTTTCTATTTCGTATTCCGATATCGCCGCATCGGGCGGCTCTGTGACGCCTACGGTTTCATTCCGCCAGACTGTGACTTACACTTCCGGTAGTACGGGTACTCCGGTTACGTCGGGCGGTTCTTGGAGTTATAGTGGCACCAATGTCAATACTTCCACGGGTGCTGTTACGGGGACTTCGTTAGGCACGACTGAGGTTGCACGTACGAAGAAGACGGATGCTACGGCTACTATCACTATTAACGGCAAGTCAGGTAGCGCCACGGTTGGTGTTTATCAGGAAGCGAATACGATTGTAACTGCGGGTCCTGTTACGATCACGGATGCTGAGGTTGCTGATATTCCGGCTAGTGGTGGTACCGTTTCGGAGTTCACGTCTTATAAGTGGACTCAGGAAGTAACTTATACGTCTGGTGTTACAGACACTTCTAATTACCATACTACTAGTTACTCTGATCCTGTTACAGCTTCGTCGCTTGGCACTACAGTTAAGTCTCGCACGAAGGTTGGTACTTTGACTTTAGAGATTGTTGGCGAGAAGAATGAGTCAGTTACTCTTACTTTGGATGTGTATCAGGAGGCTAATACGGCTACTTATGCTAGTCCGTCCATTACGGCTTCTTATGACGATGACATTCCTGCAGGTGGTGGTACGGTGTCGCTTACTAAGTCTTTCACTCAGAATGTGACTTACACTTCTGGTTCTACTGGCACGGTATCTTCTGGGGGGTCATGGTCTTATTCTCAGACTTCGGGTTCGGGTCTTAATACGAGTACGGGCGCAGTTACTGCCGCTAGCTTGGGTACTACGGCTAAGGCTCGCTCTCAGGTTGCAAGTGTCCGTGTTCAGTTGACTGCAAATAATAAGACTGAGGCGGTAATGGCTTCTGCTTATCAGGAGGCTAATAGTAGAACGTGGGGTACTCCTACGATTACGACCTTCGAGTATCGAGGTACTCCTGCGGTCAATACGCTTTCTGCGGGTGCTGATAATCGTAACCCGACTTTGTTAGCTACCCAGACTGGCACATGGACTTCGGGTGCGACTGAAACGGCCTCGCTTATAAGCTCTAAGACGTTCACGGGTGGTGATGTCAATACCTCTACGGGTAACTATACGGTTACAAGCTTAGGAAATGTGGTTACGGCTCGCAAGTTGGTGGCTACCATTACGGTTAATATAACCATGAATGGTAAGACGGCGTCGGATTCGTTATCCCTTTACCGTGAGGCCAATGAGGTTACGTACTCCGATCCTATTGTTACTCATACGTCGCCCATCAGTGTTGCCGCTTCTGCGGGTTCTTATACGCTTTCGCCTAACTTCACGCAGAGGGCTTACTATACGTCAGGGTCGGAGACCCCTATTTTGTCCGGGTCTTTCACATACGCGGTCAATACTGCTCTTACGGGCTTCTCGGTTAACTCCGGTGGTTTGGTATCCTATACTGCGAATCCTTCGGTTTCCGCGCGTAATGGTTTCGTTGTGACGATCACGGGTTCCGGCAACGGTAAGTCGGGGACTACGGATGTGACCTTCAATCAGGCGGGCGCTGAACCTACGATTCAGGTATCTTTGAATGGCACGTCGTATGGCAGCAGTGTCACGGTGAATTTAGAAGGCAAGAGTGCTTCCGAGGTTAGTGTCTATGTCAAGACGAACGATACGTTCGAAGTTTCATAATCATTTCAGCATGGGTGACTTTCACCCATGCTTTTTTAAAACTTTTAAATATTTATTTCATGGCAACTGTTTCTAAGAAGATTCTTTGGGGATCGAGTTCCACTGACTACATTACGGTCACTATGGATGACGCGGTTCAGGATCAGATTATAAAGGTTGACTCGACGGATAACCCGTCATCTTCGGCGCGTTCGAAGTCGGTCATCCTTTCTACGTCTAGTGATTCGTCGGTCACGGCGTCGTTGAACGTCATGCAGGCTGCGGGTGCTTTACCTGTGGGTATGGCTTTGGAGATTCGTCCTGTGGATTCTGCGAATAGCTTAAAGGGGCGCAATGTTTACATTAAGCTTTACAATCAGACTAGAGGTAAAACTTATAAAACGTCTGTGCTTTATCCTTTAGATTCTACTACTGGTCAGTACATTTTACAAAATGCTACTTCGATATTCGAGTCGGTTTCTGTAGTTGACGGTGATATCATCTATGTTGAGATTTATAGTGAAGGGAATGTTATCTTGGGTTCTTCTAAGAGTAAACCTACTACTGTGGATATATCTGTTTCTAATCAGGTATGTCAGTACGCTCAGATGTTCGATATTTATCGTCTGGATTTGACGAACACTTTGGATATGGCGGTTAGTCTCTATGACCAGTATGGCTATCAGAGCCCAACGACTATTGAGTCTGGTGAGATGAACATGTTCAACTTGGTTTACTCAGATGCTATTGAGTATATTGAGCTTGATCCTGTTCTGGAGGATGTTGGTCGTACGGTTCAACTTGTTGTTGGTCCTAATACTGCAGAAATTGTCGTTTCGTCGCATGTTCTTGATGAGGGGTATCAGGAGTGGTTGATTCCGCAGACGGATATTGTAAATGCTCTTGATGCGACGGGGGCGCAGGTGGTTGAGCTTCGCTACCTATCCTATCATAACCGAATTGTAAATTTCATGGTTCAAGGGTTTTACTCGACTGATGGTATTAGTGCATCGGCCCCTGTTCCTTCTGGTTGCACTGTTACGCTTAATTACATGAACGTTGATGGCAAGTCTATTACGGTTACCGATACTACGGATTCGCAGGGTTATTGTGCATTCCGCCGCGCTGACGTGGCTAAGGTTAGCCAGCAGGTTGTTGTTACGGTTACGCCTCCATTATTGGAGGCTGAAAAAGGCACTACGACTTTAAGTATTAATGCTACTGTTATTAGAGTCGCCTTTGAGGTTATGTGTAAGTACGTAGTGTCGTAGTTTTATAAAGTTACATTCTTTATTAAGCCGAGAGTTTTTGCTCTCGGTTTTTTTACGAATTAAGGCTGTAGAAAGCCCATGCCTTTAGGCATGGGTTGAATACAACCTTTAATTTTGCATAAACGTAAAAGTAAATTTATATTTGCAAAGCAATTATAGTCATCTATGCTGACATACAAATACAAACTTTACAGAACGCGTCGAACCATATGGTTGGATCGAATGCTTTGTGAGTGTGCATTTGTATGGAACCACGCGCTGGCACTTCAACGTAGATGCTATCGCATGTATGGTACGTACGTTTCCACGGTAGACATGCAGAAGCATTTTGTCAAACGCATCAAGCGGAATTTACTATATTCTCATAATAGTATTGAAGTTTTGCAACGTCTCGATGCGGCCTACCAGCGTTTCTTTAAGAAGCTTGCTAAGCGGCCGCCTAAGTTTCGTCGTGCGGCCGACTTCCAATCATTCGTCTACAAACTCCACTATGGCTATAAAATAGATGGCAATTGCTTTACGATTAACAGACTTAAGAAAACTTATAAATTTCACAAATCACGTGACTTTAATGGCGCGATAAAGACGGTTCGCGTTAAGCGTGATCCGTGCGGTGACTTTTGGTTGTACGTTACGACCGATGCTAAGGTTGAATCCAGCAACACGACACATGATGGTGCGGTTGTAGGCATTGACTTTGGTCTTAAGACGTACTTGACGTTATCCGACGGACGCGTGTACGAGAATCCTCAGTTTTTCAAGCAGTCGCTTCGTGATATTCATAAGGTGCACCGTCGGTTGAGTCGCTCTATAAAGGGTTCTAATAATTATCGTCGTCGCCGTTTGGAGCTTGGTCGGCTTTATCGTCGCATTAGCAACCACCGTGATGATTATCAGTGGCGCTTGACGCATGAGCTATGTCGTCGTTATTCTACGATTTGCTTGGAGACATTGAGTCTAGAGGGCATGCGTCGTTTGTGGGGCCGTAAGCTTTCGGACCTTAGCCACGCATCTTTCGTGTTTCGTTTGGAACACGTAGCCGTTAAGTACAACACTAACGTTGTTCATGTTGACAAGTAGTTTGCTAGCAGCAAGACGTGTAGTGGTTGCGGGTACGTTAATAAGGAGCTTCGTTTGGTTGATCGGTCGTGGACTTGCCCACAATGTGGCGCACGCCATGATCGTGATTTCAACGCAGCGTTAAACATTAAGCGTTCGGGCATGGACGCGTTGATTAGTGGTTGTAAGCCCGCTTTTAGCGGCAGCCATGCTTGAGTCAAGAATCTCGCGGTTTTAGGCGTGGGAGTGTGTCAAGTTTACTGTTTTGTAAAATTTAATAAATCATGAAAAGTGTAAAAGCGAAGGAGTATATCGAGTCTTTGCCCTGCGATGAGTCGTCAGCTTATGTTAGTCTTCATGAGGTGTGTGTAGCTGTTGAGCTGGCGGAGCAGGAAACTGAGGTTCGCATGCGTAAAAAGGCGAAGGAGGCATTTATGTCTGTTTGGCGTGCGTCTAATGAAGAGATTGCGGAGGCATGTGGTGTGCCTGTCGATGCGATTACATCTTTGGGAGGTATGGTTAGGTACTCTCTTGTGTTTTTTCTTAAAAAATTGTATGAGTGATGACTACTACAGATGTTCCCTTTGCTAGTTTAAAGGATGGTGTTTACATTCATAGCGACAGCGGTGTATTATATACGCTTTTTGAGTGGTTGAAGCGCCAAGACAAGCTCACGGCTTCGTCTGTTGTGCTTGTAACAGATTTGGGCATGCTTGAGATTGCTAAGGAGGACTTGCCCGCCTTTAGTTTCGAGGATGCTCAGAAAGCCGCTGCAGATTATGGTGCTAATTTCCGCTGTGCTACTCGCCGGGAGGCGTTAGAGCTATACGACGCTCGGTTCCGTGGTCTTGATGAAGTCCTCGTAGCAATTGGCGGTAAGCCTGCTGTGAGTACTTATTGGACGAGTGAGGTTGATCTAGAGCCTAGTTCTTTTAGATCGTTTGTTTATAATGGCATTTCTGGTGACATATTGGGTTTTTACCGTGATATGTCATTTGCCGTTCGTCCGGTTCGTTCTTTTCGCAAATCAGAGTTCAAAGATGAGAAGTAAGAATGTGATATGTGTGAGATTAAAGATAGGGCGTATGCTTGGATAAATTCCGGTGAAGCAGGGACTCATCCATACAATCGGCTTGCAATGCTTGACGCTTATATTGCTGGGGCGCATGCAGAACGAGTAATAATGTCTACATGGAATTCCCCTTCGTGTTTTCCGTCGGATGGGTCGCGTGTACTCACTAAATGGCGCTATAAGTCAAGCGGTGATGTTATTATCTCTGTTGGGTCTTACGACGGGGAATCTTGGGATGCTGATTCCATTTTGTATCCGGATTTGTTTGAGTTTCTCGGCTGGCGGGAGATTCTTGAATAGGGGGTGTATGTTGACAATCGCAGTGTGGTTTAGTTGCGGAGCTGCAAGCGCAGTAGCTGCTAAAATGACGATAGATAAATACGGGAAAGATTATCGAGTCCTTGTGGTGAATAATCCGATTAAGGAAGAGGACGAGGATAACGTTCGCTTCAAGAAGGATGTGGAGCAGTGGATAGGCCAGTCGATAATCGAAGCTATCAATCCGGAATTCCCGAATGCGTCTATATGTGAGGTATTTGATCGTAAGAAATACATGTCTGGCGTCGGTGGGGCGCCATGTACTCTAATGCTAAAGAAAATGGCCCGGTATCACTTTGAGCGAACACACGAAATCGACTACCATGTGCTGGGCTTTACTAAAGACGAGGTAAATCGCCATCAACGATTCATTAAGTACGAGCGTAGTAATGTAATACCTGTATTGATAGATGCAGGTATCTCTAAAGGTGACTGTTTTGCGATTTTGCACGATGCTGGCATTAAATTGCCACGTGTTTATTTTATGGGTTATCCGAATGCTAATTGTATAGGGTGTGTTAAATCCTCTAGTCCGACTTATTGGAATTTGGTTCGTCGGATGCATCCGGAAGTGTTTGCTGCTCGCGCTGAGCAGAGTCGCAGGCTTGGCTGTCGCTTGGTTAAAGTGCATGGTGAGCGGATTTTTCTAGATGAGCTTGATCCTCGTGCTGTTGGTGGTAAGCTTAAATCGTATGACTGCGGAATATTCTGCGACTTGTGACTATGAAAATTAAATTATTAAAGCAGCTACGGAAGGAGGCAAGGGAAATTACTCCTTCTACGGCATGTAGGTTTCGAGGCAAGCGTCTTCGTGATAAGCAGTGGGTCGTTGATGACTTGATAGAGAATCAGGGGCGGTTCTTTATTTACCATGCATCTAGCGAGAGTACGCTTGAGGACAATGGTGACGGTTTCATTACGGTTGTTGCGGAGGAGGTTGACTCGGCTACTGTTGGGGGTTATTGGCGTTCTGTTAATGGCTTCGATTTGTTTGCTGGCGACATCATTCGTATTAATGTGGGCACACCTCCGGCTATTCGTGTTGTATGTTTCAGTGAACTACATCATAGCTTTAGCATTTACAGTCCTTATCGTCTTAGGTTTATGCCTATGGCGAGCGCGGAGGAGGTTCCTGCTTTGGGTTGGTGGGATGATTTTGGTTCGGAGATTGAGGTTGTAGGAAATATTTACGATTCTGATATTAAAAACTTTTTGTTATGACACCGAAGGAGTTATATGAATGGGCCGTTGAGCGCGGCGTCGAGGACTACGAAATTGATATTTCTTGGTTTCGAGAATATGGTTTTGGTAGTGATTTTATCAATGAGACCGACTTATACGTTAACGAAAGTGCCAAGAAAGTAGGTATAGCATTATGACACGCGAATAGAAGGCCGCTGAGCGGCGCAAGGAGTTAGCGACTTTGCTATTTTGCAGGTCCTACTTGTACTATAGTGATATGCTTACTGCGAAGGAAGCTGAGTCGGTATTCAAACGCATTCGGGCATTTCAGGATAAACATAAGATTGCTATTTCTGCTGAGCAGATTGATAGTGTTGATATTAAATACCAAGATTGTTGTGACACCGAAGGAGTTGTATGACTGGGCGGTCCAGAACGAGGTTGAGGATTACGACATTTTAGTTGACGGTTTAGCCATTGATTATAATCCGCCTGTTGTTGATCCTGATATTGGTGTGATTGAAATTAATCGACGTTGACTACTATGAGTAGAGAGTTAACATATACAGATATTGCGGGGTACTTGGCTAATCCGCTTTTCGGGAGTCATCCTTCAGGAGCGGTTTGCTGGATTGACCTTGATTTTGTTTCTAAGCATGGTATTGGTCTTGCTAATTACCGTCCGGTGTTACGTCCCATGTCCGATCTGTACAAGGAGATTAGGGATAAGGATTATAACGCGGGGAAGCCTTTTATTCCTCTGGTGGAGCTTGCGAAGGTAAGGCATCCTGACTATAGTTCTTACGTTTTTGATGCTCAAGAACAGTTAGTGTATGTTAGTTCGGATGGTCTTTCGGATTTTTATGATTACTTCTCTGATCAGCTTTCTTATGAAGAGTTCGATCTTCTCCATCGGCTTAAGTTTGACTATCGCGGTTTGATCGACGAAGGTCTTGCTGTTAGTGTTTACGATTTAGGTAGTGATCCTTATATTTAAGAAGTGTATGAGGCCGTTTGATTTAGATGCTGCCTGTGCTGGTGCTCCTGTGTGTACGTGTGCAGGTGCTTGCGCTAGGATTGTTTGTTTTGATCGTGATGCCAATTATCCCATAGTAGCTTTAGTATATGTTGACGGTGTGGAGGATATCAAAGTCTATGATGCTAAGGGTTGTTACTTAAAAGATAGGCGTGCGCATAAAGATGATCTACTTATGCGGGATAATGATTCTGTAGATTTCATTAAGTGCCCTGCTGGTCCTAAAGGTCCCGAGGGTGTTGTTTTTACTGACGCTGGGGACATCGGGTTGCCTTCGGAGTTTGCGCCGTTTACTAATTTGCGTAAGTTCATTGCCGAGATGGCGTCTACGGGTCATGCCCCTAGCGAGTGGAGTGAGTTTATAGTTTGTCTGGCTTCAGCTCTTAGTTCCTCGAAGGAGTCTGCTTCCGGGGCCGCGTCTCATGCAGGCGATGCTCCTCTTTCCTCAGCAGTACCTGCCGCTTCCATTCCGATAGATCGGACGTACTGGCGTCATGTGTACGCTGCGCAGGCTTTGCAGGGCTATGTACAGTCTGGGGTGGTTAACGATGATCCTAGCGCTACTTATACTGCTGCTCGTTGTGTTGCTTTGGCAGACGCTATGTTGGATAGACTAGAAAAGTTTTGATTTCTTGCAGTTTTTCTCTTTTTTTTGATATTTAAATTAATTATTCTATCTTTGTGGTGTAGAGATGGTTCTACGATTATTTTACCATAGTTTTGTATCATGAAAGAGTTGAATTGCGATCAGGTTGTTTCCGAGTTCGTTGACTTGCTTTCTTCTAAGGGAGCGCTTAAGCCTTATATGGCTTACGTTGCTGAATATCATTATGTTCCGTGTGATCCGAATGCTGAGTCTTTTTCGGACAGCCTTAAGGCTTTTCGGGCTTGGCTTTTTAAGGAATGCGCAGGTCAGAGGTATGGGTATATTGCTGAGTGGCCTAGCTTCCATATCTTGTGGCCTTCTACTAAGGAGGGTATACATTTCTGGGACGCAGTGGCAGACGCGTGGTATGACTATTTTCAGTCTACTTATCCTCCGAAGGAGTATGAACCAGAAGAGGAGCGGCGATGAATGAGGTTTTGTGCTATGTCCCTTATGGGCTTAAGTGCGTTTCCCGTGATGGCGGGGTCCACAACGTAGGTCTGGATACTGTTCTTCGGTTTGCCCTGGATGGTTGTACCGTTCCTGTTTCCATTTTGAATCAGACGTCGCCTTTTGGGCTTTTTAAGCCGTTGCTTCGTCCTTTCTCGTCCGTCCTTAAGGAGATACAAGACCCGATGTTTAATGAGGGCAAGCCTACAGTGCTGTTGGATTATCTGCAGCATTATACTCCTTCGTTGCAGTATGACGATGCGGGTTTGTTTTATTGTTCTACGGGCATGTCGGACGCTGGGTGGATTCGTATCTTTGATGTGCTTACGAAGTGCAAGGTTGACTACCGTGGTTTAATCGGTTTAGGCGAGGCGGTTGATGTCTATGAGCTAGGTTCGGATTCCTATACTATTGGAGGGTAGTTATGACTGCGGTTGTTTTGGCTAATGCTTTTTGCGACTTTTTGAAGTCAGAGGGAGTTATGGATAAGTTTATGTTTAATATAGCTCCGTCTGTTTTTAATGCGCCGTCTAATCGTGATGAATTGTGTGATTTAGTTGTGCATTTGGCTTCTCATAATTATAACATGCCTTTTTCGATATTTGCTGAGTCTTTGGTTTCGACTGCTTTCACGTGGCGTTCTACACCGGAGGGTCATGTTTTTTGGAAGGATGTGTCTGCTTGCTGGGTTGCTTATTTTCGAAGTTTAGAGTAGAGTTGTCATGCAGTATTTTCTTATTATTGATATAGACGGTACGATTGCTTCGTGTGATCACCGTCTTCATTTTATTTCTGGGGAGCATAAGGACTGGGACTCTTTTTATGCTGGGGTTGAGGGTGATCCTCTTATCGAGAACGTTGCTTGCGTCATCCGTTCTTTGCTTTCTCTGTCTTTACCGCATAACCATTATACACCTATTTTCATTACGGGGCGCCCTGAGCGTTGCAAGGAGGCTACCATTCAGTGGCTATCAGGCTTTGGGTTATGGTGTTCTGATGCAGTCTATCTTTGTCGCCCGGATGCGGACCATTGCCCGGACGTGGATTTGAAGACTCGACATTTGGATTATGTGTCTAAGACATATGGCGTAGCCCCCCATAATACGATTATCTTTGAGGATCGTGACCGTGTCGTAGATATGTATCGTTCACGAGGATTTACGACCTTTCAGGTCGCAGACGGGAAATATTGATCTCGTAGGATTTGGTAGTGTTAATTTAATTTATTAATTTTGTCTTAGAAAATTAAACTAACACTACAGATATGAATCGAAGCTTTTTATTTCCGGTTTTTGAGCGGGTTTACGCTTCCGTTGTTTCTGATTGGCGGAGACGCTTGTTGTCCTTACCAGTGGGTACGGTCCTGCTGGTGTCGAGTACCTTATCGCTGGGTGTTCGTGACGAAGGATTGCAGGGGTCTCCGTCGTTGTTCGTCGAGGATTGCAGTTCGGTCATCGGCGGTCATTTCAGCGTTGTTCGGGATTTCGACCAGCTTCCGCTTTCAGATCAGTTTGCTATCGTAGCATCTTTGGATAGCACGACGCCAGTAATGATCAAGGAGTTATAGATGCGTACGTTTATTGTTTCATTAATATGTTTTTGTTATGAGTTCAAATGTTCAGTCCTTCCTCGTCACTTCTTGTAAAAAGGCCGTAGCTAAGAACGGTCGCTACTATAATCAGCTTGTCATAGTTGACGAGCATGGTACTTCCATTTCGTGCTTCTTTTGGGAGAACACGGATGCCTTGATGGATCACGTCATCCTGCTTTATGACGGTGTTCCTGAGGCTAACAGCGCTGGGTTCCGATCTTTCTCGGAGGATCGGTTCGCGGGCGACCTCGGTAACTTCATGAAGGATGCTAAGCTTCAGGAGCAGTATCCTCATTGGGCGTCGTTTGTTCATCCGTGCCCTACGTTCGAGCGGTTTCAGGCTTGCCTTTCGCATCTTCTTGCTGACTGGGTTACCGCTCCAGAGACACCTGTTGAGTCGCTCACGGCGCGGCAAAAGGTTGTCCGTAAGCTTTTCATGGAGCTTCCGGCTTTGTATCAGCTTTACTGTGCTTATCCGGCTGCTGCTAAATTCCATCATGCTTACGAGGGAGGTCTTGCTCAGCATACGTTCGAGATTCTTTACATGCTGTGGGGTCTTCGTAAGACGTTCCCTTATCAGTTGGACTTGTTCGTCATCACGCTTGCAGCTTTGTACCATGACTGGGGTAAGACGAAGGAGTACACGCCGGAGGTCTTCGAGTATGACGAGACCTTGTGCTTGAAGCCGCATTCGGTTTCCTCCGCGGAGTATGTGAAGGAGGTTTACGGTGAGTTCCTCTCGGAGGGGCTTCTGGAGCGCATTCAGCATTGTATCTACTCGCATCATGGCCGCAAGGAGTGGGGCGTTGCGTCTGTTCCGGCTACGGTCGAGGCTTTCGTCCTTTCGGAGCTCGACCTCCTTTCGGGACATGGTGCTGCTTTCTTTGCGGTTCCGAATCTGGACTATTCGTCTGCTATCGAGCGCCGTGTTATTAACACCCCAAATCCGGAGGAGTAGCATATGGCTTCAGTTTTGTTTTTGACGGCTACGGACAAGGAGCGGCTTAAGATTAAGCCCCTCCTTGCTCGTCATTCTATCTTAGAGGAGCTGGCAGTTTCGTGGCGCATTGAGTCGGTTGGTTATACTGACTTGGAAGCGGCGTGTAATACTTCTGTGGAGTTGATTCGTGATTACGATCTTATTGTACGTCTTGGGTATGCTTTAGCCTCCTATCCCACTAAGACTGTAGGCGGCACTCTCTTTTGTGGTTCTTCGCTTCAGGGTCCTGCTTCAGCGTCTTTGGCTGGTACGGAGTTTTACGCTTCGCCTGCCGCAGGTAACGGTTTGGTTCTGTCTCCTGTTTGTACTGCGGGGTGCTTTATTGACGATGTTGGTGTTGCTTCCCGTGCATGGCCTTACAATACTACTGTTGTGTATGATGACGCTATGGGAGGTATTGTTGTGGCTCGCAATTGCATTTCTCCGGCCACGGAGATAGGTGCGGTTTATCTCGGTGTTGTCGATCCGCGTCATGACTCTTATAGTGTTTCAGAGTTTGAGGCTTGCTGCGATGTTTATCCCAATGTTGCAGGCTTGGTTGACGCAGCTTGTGAACTTGTTGAGTTTTGGGACATTACATCTAAGTAGTATGGGTTTCATTTCTTCTTATGAGTATAAGCGTGCCTTGAGTATTGTGAAGCAGTATGTGGCACAGCAAGCCAATTTTGAGAAGCTTATGGCGGATGCTGTTAAGATGTTTCCAATTGGCACAGAGGTTGGGTCTTCTAAGTCTCTTGCGTCGGGTGTTGTTTACGGTTATGGGAGTTGGCGTGACATTCCGTTATTGAAGATTCGCTTTTCTAAGCACGATGGTAGTGTTGGTTTAAACACTATCTTGGTTCCGAATGCTTATGTTATTCGTTCTGCGGAGTAGCCATGCGTCTTTTGGTTCGTGATAAGTCGGAGTTTGTCAATTTCGTTCATAATATTTCGGAGCTTCGTGACTTCGTTGAGGCTTATGTTCCGGGTACACGTATTGTTCTTGGGGACATCAGCACCTTTTCCAAGCAGATGGTTTCCATGCTTTTGAAGCTCACGGAGGAGAACCCTCAGATTGATTGTTACAGCTCTTTGGATATTGTTGATCCGGTTTTGCTCAGTAGATTCCGGGAGGTTGTGAAGGTTCCGCTTGAGATTCGTTCCGAGCATTCCGAGAAGGACTTTATGCTTAGTGATCGTTCTTTCTCCAGCACGGTTGCTCACTTGGAGCTTCCGGATACTAGTCGTCTTTTGGCGGTTGGTGCTTCTAAGACGGAGGTTGCTTTATTATCATTGTCGTTATATCGCGGTTAACTTATGTCGGGTTCTACTTTTATCATCAGTTTTCTCACATCTTTGACTTTTGCTTTCACCATTGATTTGGTGATTTCCGGGCTTCTTAAGTCTTTGGTGCGCTCACTTCGTGCTTTTTGGTCGCATAAGGAAGACAATGCTAACTCGTCTTCAAGTGTTGACTCTGATCTCCATACGGTTGTTAAGGATATGCTTCTTATGTTTGTCATTTGTTTTATGTGCGCTACGGCTTTCTGGTCGCTTAGGGTTCTGATCTATTTGCTATGCCGGGTGTGAGGGTCATATCGCTGTCTTCGCCGGATTACTTTCGGATTCTTCCGTTTCTCTTTCCGTCCTACGCTGTATCCAAGAATCCTACGTCGAGTTCTGAGTTTATCACTTATCGTGATATTAAGTCTAAGCAGGATAGGGAGTACTTGGATTACGACTATGCGGATTGCGTTTTCATTTCGCGTCAGATTTTCGATGAGGTCTGGGACGAGGATGTTATCCGTCGTGAGGTTCTGGCTTTCGCTCAGCGAGTCTTCGGTTCCCGCAAGCGCACTTTGAAGACTTTGGCTACGGAGGGTTCTGACTTCATAGATGAGTGTCTGGCTTTCATTTTCACTGGGGTTACGTTCGAGGACGATGAGTCTAAGTTTACGGAGCTCTTTGACTTGTATGGGAGTGTTAAGTTCATTCCTCGGTTTATTCAGGAGTGCGGCAATACGTCTGTAGGTCATGTTTCGGCTTCTATGGATACGTTCATATTACGTTTACTCAACTCCACGGATTCTCCTTATTATCGTCGTGCTAAGATGCGCTTGGAGAGTAGTCTTCGTCCGTCTATTACGGGAGCTATTGAGGCGATGCGTACGTTGGATAAGTTCTACACGTCGAAGTTTCGGGATTTGTGTCAGTTGTGGTTTTATATGAACTTGTTGCGTAGGCAGTATTTTAAGTGAGATTATGGAGGTTGTAGATGCTAAGGTAGACGCGGTTGCGATTCTGAAGGCTTATCGGGAAAAGTTTGCGGATCAGGATACTATGATTAATAGTTTGTTCGTTCAGTTGGACACGGAGTTGGATAAGCTTGGTGATCCGTCGCGGTCCCGGTCGGATAAGAACGACGTTGTTCTGGAGTCGGAGTATTTGCTCACGCGCCTTCGTAGTAAGTTGCTTGTAGAGCTGTCGTCCATCCAGAAGGTTTTGAATTCGGTTTCCAATGCTGGTGCTACGAAGCTGTTTAAGGAGCGCTTAAATACGGTCATGGTTTACTTGGGCCGCCTTAATGATCTACGTGCAGACTTCGAGGTAATCCAGCGCACTAGATACGTTGATAATTGGCGCAGGTAGTTACGTTTACGTCATGTCCACTCTGAGGGCTTATGAGAGAGTGTAGGTCCTTTTCGAAGTCGGCGATGCTCTCGGGGTGGACTTTTTACGAACCTTTTTAATTAACATATAATTATCTACTTCGAAAATGGGTCAGTTTATTCAGTTTGGGCAGAGTGCATCTTCGGTGTCTATCAGTCGTGTAGACATTGCCGTGGGGTACACTGGTTATTGTATTCCTCTGGACAACAACACGTTGGCCAAGAATATCGTTTACGTTCGGGGTTTTGGTAACCTTGAGCTTGACAGTCAGTCTATGGTTGAGTTCCGGCTTGAGCCGCAGCTTTACTACTTCTTTTTGGTTGCTCGTCTCAACTGTGATCAGTATGGTCAGGTTGCGAGTGACGACATTACGGTTGAGTATATCCGCATGACGGAGAAGCAGTACTTCCGCTTCTTGGGTCTTCGCCGTGCCAATCCTAATGCTAACGCTATTATGCTGCAGAAGGAGAAGCGCACGAATCAGGAGGGCAAGGACGTTTCGTCGGTGGATTATACTCCGGCTACGCTTCAGTATTCGGATGCTATTCGTCAGCGCATTCAGTTGCTTACTGCTAAGCCTGAAGTTATTCAGGGTCTTTACACGCAGGTTGATGCTGTGACGAGTAAGACTGCTGATGCCTATCGTGCTTACCTTTCGTCCCTCGCTGGTGGCGTTTCTCAGGCTCCGGGTCTTCCGACGCCTCCGCCCCAGCAGCAGCTCGGTCCTATGCCTACGGTTCCGCCTACGCCCCCCGCTTACGGTGGTTATCAGGCAGCTCCGGGTCTTCCGCAGCAGACGTATCAGGCTCCCCCTGCGCAGGCTGCTGCTCCTGTCCCTCATCCCGCTCCGGCCCCTGCTCCGGTTCCTCCTGCGGCTTCTTATCCTGCTTCAGGATATGCTTCTGCTCCTACTGCGCCGCAGGCTCAGGCTCCGGGTCTTCCGCAGGATGCTCCGGGTTTGGCTCCGGGCATGCCTATCACTCCGCCGCCTATGGGCCCGTTTGCAGGCAATAGCTTCGGTGGGGGTGAGGCCTTCCCGGAGGATTTCGGAGGTTCTAGCTTCTAGACCCCCGTGGATTGTTGGACAGCCGGAGGTCTCTTAGGAGGCTTCCGGTTTTTATTTTTGCATCTATGAGAGTATTGGGTATTGATCCGAGTTTTTCTCGGTCTGGGGTGTGTTTACTGGATAGTGATCTGGGTGTTGTAGGGTATACTTCTATTGAGGTTCCGAAGGTCTTGAAAGAGGGAGGTAATATCTTTCATTTTGATAAGTCGTTTCAGGCTGCTACATGGCATGCGAAGGTAGTTCGTTCGTGGCTTGTGGAGTATGATGATAGTGTTGACGCAGTGTTTATAGAATATCCGGGTATGGGCAGTCCCTCCGGTCCGTATCTGCTCCCTTTGCAGTGTATGCTTTACACGGAGTTTCAGGATTTACGGAAGTATTCTACTGCAGGTTTGATCAGGTCCCCTTCGGGTCTATTTTCGCCCCCCACAGCCGATTTCTATCTAATCCCGCCCACAGCTATCAACTCTTTGGTCCGTCCGTCTACGGCCAAGAAACGGGCCAAGAAAGGCGAGATTCCAGAAGTCCCGCCTAAGAAGATTTCCAAGGAGGAGGGCAAGAAGCTTATCGTCCAGTGGGTGCTGGATCATTATAGTATTGCTATGAACCATGACGAGGCTTCAGCAGTTATCCTCGCTGCTATTGGTTTGGATATACTGGCTGGTACTTACAAGAAGACTTACCAGCTTTGCCCACGGCTCCAGAAGGACCTATTCGATTGATTTACACAGAGTTATGCTTTATTTCAATGATGGTTTTGGTCATTGGTTCTACGACCTAGTGTGTGTCTTCTTGGATGCTGTCAGTTATATATCTAGGAAACTATATACTATTTTACACTACCACTTGCACTAAATATAAAATAAATCTAACTTGATGTCATGCATAAAGCATTCAAATATCGCATCTATCCGAACAAGGCCCAGCAGGCTTTGCTTGAGGCGACGTTTGGATGCTGCCGATTCGTCTATAACAAAACGCTCGACATCAGGAAGACGGCATATGAGACCGACAAAACACGGCTTAGCAAATTCGACCTCATAAAGAAAGTAACAACACTAAAAGACGAATTCGAATGGCTTAAAGACGTACCCGCGACATGCCTCCAGCAAGTCGTCGATAATATGGATAAAGCCTATCAGAATTTCTTCAAGTCTGACAAGGGTTATCCGAAGTTTAAGACGAAGCATCGCAGCCGTAAGTCTTGTTGTTTTTCGGGTCAGCGTAGTGATGTACTGCAAGACATTAGTTGTTTGAAGCTTTCTAAGATAGGATTAGTTAAGTACAAGAAAGACCGTGCGTTTGTTGGTATTTTACGCCACATTGTGATTACACAAGAAAACGACGGCAAGTACTACGCTTCGTGTGTGGTCGAAACGGGCGTAGAAGCACCTAAGCCGCAGCCTGTAGAAGCTAGTACTACGGTCGGCATTGACTTGGGTCTTAAAGACTTTATCATCACGTCGGACGGTCACAAGATACCTAACCCGCGGTTCTACGCTACTGTCGACCGTCGCATAGCACGGTTGCAGAAGTCGGACAGTAGTGATGACGACGATTGGGTGTTCTACGCTGATTTATAATTCCCAGCGGAGGGAGTTCTCCGCCTTTGTTCCCGGCAGGAGGGATTCCTGCGATTTAACTATTTTATTTTATGGCTAAAAAGTCAGAGAAATCAGGGAAGTCGGAGTTGACTTCCCTTGCGGACGTGTTGAATGAGTATGGTATCGACCGTCCTACTACGTTTGTCGATACGGGTATCGACACCTTGAATGACATCTTGGGTGGTGGTATTGCTCGTGGTAGCTCCTACGCTATGTGGGGTGTTGCGGGTTGTGGTAAGTCCACCATTGCGGCCCAGACGCTTCGTAGCTTCTGCCGTCAGGGTTTGAAGTGCGTCTTGGTGGATACGGAGCGCGCATGGAATGACCTTCAGCTTCAGTCTTTCGGTTTATGGGAGTACAAGGAGTCTGGTCTTCTCATTCACCTTACGGTCCGTGACTATGCTCAGTTGGAGGACGTATGCAAGGTTATATCTTCGGATCAGGACGCTGGTATTTCCTTTGCCGTCTTTGATAGTATGTCGGAGTTGGAGGCTTATGCGGATAAGACCTTAACGGTCAAGGATTGTCGTCCGGGTATTAAGGCACTGCAGGCATCCTTTTTGCTTCCCCGTATTAAGAACTGGTTTGCGGATACCGACATTGCGTCCTTATGGCTCTTTCACGCCCGCGCTAACCTCCAGATGGGTATTCCTAACCCCTACGCCCCGAAGGACCGTCAGGATGGCGGATATGCAGCACTCCATGTTCCGGATGCTATTATCAAGCTTTCTGTTGGTTTCAAGCTCAAGGAGAAGGAGGGTGACACCGAAGAGGTTTACGGTGTTGAGTTGTTCATGGAGGCTACCAAGAACAAGTTCAGCAAGCCTTTCCGTCAGAAGAAGGTCAAGCTCATTTTCGGTCAGGGAGTTAGCAAGCGCTACGCCACCATTGACGAAGCTGTGGCTTCGGGTGTTATACGGAAGTCGGGTGCAAGCTATTCACTTCCGTGGGGCGAGAAGTTCTTTGGTGTCAAGAAGCTTTACGCTATGGAGCATACCACCCTTAAGCGGTTATATGAGTATCTACGGACTAACGGCGCTTCGGAGGTGGGCACGAGTCCGGGCATTCCGGTCTATGTTGATCCTGCCGTTAATCCGTCGGACTTGGACCCGGAGACGGGTGAGCTTTTATCATCAGAAGGTTCCATTTCAAACTTGTAGTCATGGAGTTGTGTGACATCATTTCAGTCACCTTGACAGCCGCGGGTGCTGCTCATCTTAACGAGTGCGATATGCGTTTACGCGAGCTCCCTTATGTTTATGATCAGCTTTCCGAGGAGGAGATGCAACGCTTGTATCCTGCGGACTATTATGAGGGTCAGGTTATGACTATGTCCTTTTTCTCTCTTTTTCGCAAGTTCGAGAACTTCTCTTTCGATTATGGTTTGGACGTTCCGTTTGTGAATTTCGAGCTAGTAGAGTCTAAATAACATGTTTGATTCTGCGTCTACGTATATGTAGGGACTTACTATTTTATTACGATGACAGGCCGGGGTTTTCCTCGGCCTTCGTTGTGGTTTCTGGGGGTTTGGGCGCTATGGGTTGTGTGCGGGTTTAGGGGGTTGTGTTGGGTTCCGGGGTGCGTGGGGCCGTGTGGTTTTGGTTGCGTCCTTCGTCGTTGGCTGTTGGTGGTTGTTTTTTGTTCTAGTAGAGGGTGCAATTCTATATCCGTATTTTTGTGGCATTGTTTATGCGTTGTGTTGGTTTACGTTAATGCTTTTAATTAATTTGGTTTTATTATGCATGGTTATCCTTTGTTTATAGGTTTTTCGTCGAGCAGCGATATGGGTTACACACCGCCACAGACGTACGGTTCGTTTATGCTTACCCGTTTTTGGGTTCATGGCACTCACCAGCTTTTTCTAGAGTATAGCTCGGGCTATGATTTCGAGGGTCACCTTGTTCCTTCGGGTCGGCTCTGGTTGACCTTCGCGGATAGTCCTGCCTTGTCTTCGGGCCTTCATGATCTTGTTGATGCACTAGAGCGTGGGGGTCATTGTGTGTGCTTTGATTTAGTTACTGCGTTTAATCTAGATTAGTTTATGGTTCAAGTTCCTAGTATCGATAGCTACCTTTGGGGCTACATAGGTTGTGGTCTTAAGGTTCAGGATTGCACTACGGGTTCTGTCTTCCGCTTTCGGGATGTTCGTCCGGGTAGCTGTAGTATGGACGGCGTCCGTCCTGTTTTGCGGCCTTTGTGGTGGTTGTTTACGGATCGTGGTTTTCCTGTGTTGCGTGATCTTATAAGGATGTCTTATCCGGACGCCTATGATTTTGCCTTAGGTTCTGATTATGTTACCTTCAGGCGTCATGGGTCGGATAATGTTTACACGGCTTCGTGGGACCATGATACGCTCTGCTTCTTTGTGGGTTGTGCGGAGGTTGGCTGTCTTCCTCCTTATTTGGTGTATGATGTCTGCCATAGCTACTTTGTAGATTACCGTGGTTTAATATCTTCTGGTTACGTTGTTCCTACGACTTTGATTGGTGACGTTTACACGGAGGGTTGACGCCTTCGCGTTTTGCTCTGGGGTTCACGTTTAGTTCAGGGCTTTGTTTTTTTTTTAGTGTTTATCTTGTAGGATGGATATAGTTGTTAAGGATTACCTTGCTGCGCGTGACGTTCGTGTCCGTGTTGAGGGCTTGACGGTGCTTCGTGGTGAGAGCTGTGCTGGTAAGAGTAGTACGTTCCGCGGCGTTGTTGCTGCTTGTATGAATAGGTTTACCTCGGGTTGCGTCCGGTGGGGTTCTCCGGGTTGTAGTGTCTCGGTTCGGTTTGGTGATGACGCTCGTGTTCTTCGAGTCACGAAGACGGAGAAGGGTGGTGCTGTTTACCAGCTTGGGGACGTTACTTATGATAAGACACGGCGCGAGGTTCCGTCGGATGTCTTGGGCTTTCTGAACTTCGGCTTTCTGGAGGCGGGTAGCGATAGGCTTTCGCTTAGCTTCTGGGAGCAGTTCACGCCTCCGTTGCTTATGGGTTTCAGCCAGCGTCGTATCGGTGAGCTTCTTGGTTCGGGTTCGGGTTTATCGGATTGGAGTGTTTGCTGGCGTGGCCTTGGTGTTCGTCGTGACCGCTGCCGCGGTGCTTCTACGAGTTTGGGTAAGCTTTTGGATTCGGCAAAGCGTAGTAGGGAGTTGTATGGTTCGCTTCAGGCGTTTGGTTCCTCTCTTTACGCACGGGTTACGGATGCTTATAGTAGCCTTATGTCGTTGCGCACTCGCAGGTCGTCGCTTCTCCAGCTTTTAGGGCTGTGTACGACGGATTATGTTCATGCGTCTTCTGTTGTTGCAGGGTATTCCCGGCTGTCGTCGGTTTTGGACGCCTACGTCTCTTTTTTGTCACGCCGCCGGGAGGTAGTATCGCTTTTGACATTATACGCAGACAGATCGCTTCTTTCGGGCCAAATTTCGGATGTTCTGGAGCCTTGCTTGGGTGTTCTTGATAAGCATTCGTCTTTGGTTTCGTCGTGTTCGTCCTTGCGTTCGCGCATGACGTCGCTTGTGTCTTTAGTAGAGATGGTTACGCGCTGCGGTTCTATGTCGTCGGGTCTTTCCGTTTTGTCGGAGTGTGCTTCGTACCTTTCCGGGTTGGAGAGTCTTGCGTCGCGCCGTGCTTCGCTTGTTTCGCGCCGTGAGCGTTTGTCGTCTTTGCTGTCGCTTCTTACGAGCCGTTCGTCGTATGCTTCAGAGATTTCGCGTTTGGAGGGTTTGCTTGATAGTAGTGTTTGTCCCTTGTGTGGTTCCCCTTTGGGTTCGTCTTGTTGTTAATTTATTTTACGTTTATCGTTTGGTTTTAGTTTTAATCATTTATTTATTTCATGGCTTTATCGTTGGAAGATATACAGCGTCGCAGGTCTGAGGTCGCTTCGAGCTTATCTGCGGCCCAGACGAAGTTGGGCGTTTTGGAGTCTCAGATTTCGTCATTAAGTAGTAGTTTAGGTTACGCTACGGTACCGTCTGAGTCACAGCTTCGTAGTGACCTTGCAGCTTTGGATCGTGAGATTGCGTCTTCGGAGTCCTTGCTTTCGGCCGCGGAGTCAGAGATGTCTTCGTGGCTTTCTAAGTACGATGCGCTTCGGGGTGTTTCTCCGGCTTCGGCCCCTTCGTCGCCGTCGCTTGCTGCCCCGTCGGGTTCTGGCTCGTCGGGTGTTGCTGCTTCGGCTTCAGGTCCTGTTGTTTCTTGGGGTCCTTCGGGTTCTGGTTCGCTTCCGGACTTCGATGATGATGATGATGCTCTTGCTTAGTCTATGGCTTCTTTAGGTGATACATACATAGGCTCTGGAGTCGAGCTTCGCTGTACGGATTGTATGGATTATATGCGGTCTTTGCCGGATAAGTCCTTCGACGTTGCTATTGTCGATCCGCCGTATGGGATTCATGTTTCTAAGCGTGACTTGGGAGGTCTTTCGTCTAAGATTTACATGGGTTCATGGGATGACAGTATTCCGGATGGTTCTTACTTTTCGGAGTTGTTCCGTGTTTCGCGTCACCAGATTATCTGGGGTGCTAATTATTTTACGTCTTACTTGCCGGGTATTATGTCATGGGTTGTGTGGGATAAGAGTATTCCGGACAGCTTGAGCTTTGGTCAGGGTGAGCTTGCGTGGACGAGCTTCGGTGGTCCTTTGAAGATTGCGCGTATTCCTTACCGTGGTTCTGTTGGTGCAGATGAGGTTCGGATTCATCCTACGCAGAAGCCTGTTAAGTTGTACGAGTGGTTTCTTTCGCGTTATGTTAAGCCGGGCATGCGTGTTCTGGATACCCATATGGGTAGTGGTTCTTCGGCCATTGCGTGCCTGAATGCTGGTCTTTCCTTCGTTGGATGTGAGCTTGATCCTATCCATTACGAGGACGCTAAGAACCGCTTTACTTTCCATAGTAGACAGCAGCGATTGTTTTGATTATGAATTTGGATTTGTATACTAGATTTACGGAGTCCTATACTTCATTATGCCGTCGTCTTGAGGATGCCGACGAGCGTGTTCTCAGCTACGAGCGCCAGTTGGATGAGGTCCTTTCGGAGTCTTCGTTGCTTGAGCGCTGCCGTGACGCTATGGGTTCTGCTAAGGAGCTTCTTACGAAGTCTTCGCTTACACAGTGCGAGCGCCTTGCTACGCTTGCGGTTCGTTCTATCTTCGGTCTGGACGCTAAGGTTGTCTATGATTCGGATGCCAGCAAGTTTCTGCTGGATTACGGTGACGGTAAAAAGAGCGATTTGACGACCGCGCAAAGTGGTGGTTTAATGGTCGTTGTGAGCTTTGTGTTCACGCTTTACTTGATCATGAAGCACAAGTCGCGCCGTGTTTTATTTATGGACGAGGCTTGGGTTCAGGTTTCGGCGGCTCATTATCCTCGGTTTATCGACTTTGTTCGGACCATCTGCCGTGACTTTGGTTTTGAGATTTTGCTTGTTTCGCATGATGCTCGCTTGACGCTTGACATGTGTGATAGGTGCTATGAGATACGTGATGGGGAGGCCCATCGTTTAAAGTAGGATTTTATTATGGATTGTTTGGTTAATAAGGATTTGCTGCCGGGTATTATTGCCGACAGTGGTCTTATGAAGTATGCCTTCGGTGAGCTTAAGGCTTTGGGTTATACTTCGGCGTCGGATGGTATGGATGGTATGTTGTATAATGATGTCATCGAGCTTTTAGCTGTGTTTGTGTCACAGGGTCATAGTAATAATTCAGCTCCTATTATTTTGAATATGTTTCAGCGGTTGGCGCAGTTTCAGCCGCTTTCACCGTTGCGGTTTACGGACGACGAGTGGGTTGAGTTCGCTGACGGGAAGTTTCAGAATATCCGCCGTAGCTGCTTCTTTAAGGAATCTCCGCATGATCGCGTTTATACTATCGAGGGTTATACGAAGTGTTCTTCGCGTCGCCGTGAGTTCGGGAGTTCTGAGATTACGGATGGTACGGGTTTCTGTTGGTCTGGCGGTGGTTTTCATGTCATGCATGACGGGGTTGTTCTTCCGGAGGCTTATACGCAGCGTTGTTACTTACCTGCGTCTTCTTATGCCGATGGCTTTAAGCCTTACGATTGCATATCGTTGCCTTGCACGGAGGTTGAGGTTTCTCCTAATAATTGGGAGTTTTTCGTCGAGGATACGTGCCCTGAGTTGCAGTTGTTGAAGACCCGTTACGAGTTGCAACCTATGCGTCCTGATGTTTCCTTTGTTGGTAAATACATTCTATAGTTGTAGTAGTTTATGGGAGATTGTGGTTATAGCGGGTTTGTACCTGCAGGTGGTGAGTTTCAGTTTTACGACCGTGTTTATAAGGTTGTTGCTTTGGTCGACTTGGTGAGTCCTATTCCTACGCCGTGTCCTGGCAAGACGGCATATTCCTATGCCCATTGCCCTAGTTGTGCATTTGCGGATAATCCGTGCCTTTGTGCACAGGCTAGGGATCTGATCGGCGGGTGCTGTGGTTCATGTCGCCGTGATGGTACGTCGGTCTGTATTTTCGAGCTTGGTGTTGCTGTCCGTGGGACGGGCGACATCGTTGATCCGGAGGAGGCTTAGCTTATGAACACTAAGGTTAAGATTTTCGAGTTGCAGGTTGGGGATTACCTTTATGGTCTCACCACGACTCTAGGCTTCAGCACCTACAGGATTGCTTGCATTGAGCGTCATAAGGATATGGTTGACTTGGAGTTATCGGGTCAGGGTCCTTCTGTTGGCGAGTATCGTGTTCAGGTTTCGTGTAGAGAGGACACTGCGTTGCTGATGCTGGCGGGTACTATTTACTTTGATAGTATGCACCTTCTTTATTTGACGGGTTCTTTGTCGGCTTTATACGGCAATGCTACTTATATTGTGCAGTGCATTCAGGATATTGGGTATTCTGCTTTATCTTCGGGTTGGGTTTCTGCGGATTGTCGTGTTGCCAATTCGGGTTCCCTTGAGGTTGTCTGTGGGTACGATGAGGGTGCCTATCGTCGTGCTATTGTTGCGGGCATTAACTTTGGGGGTGCTACTGGAGATTCTGGTCCTTACCTGCAGTTAGAGGTTAATTGCGCTCGTAATCTTTATTTTCGTCTGGGTAGCGATGGTAGAGTTTATATGGTGGATGCGACAGCTTTCGAGTCTCGTCAGAAGGCACTTGCTGAGGAGATGAGTCGTTCGTGGTCCAATGCTTCGCCGAACAGCTATTTGTAGTTTTTTTCTAACTTTCCTTCAATATTTATTTGCATAATTAAATTAACTTTCTTATCTTTGTGGTGTAGAGATAGTTCTACAGCTACTTAGTATGGATTTGGTTATGGCAAAGTATGCTTTGAAGAAGGTGATTTCGGGTTCGCAGTTCGTTTACACGGTATATGACGAGTCGGGTAATGTGGTTTCGACCCGCACGAGTTCTAGGAGTTATGTAGCGTGCACGGCAGACGGTGAGTTTTATTTCTGTCGTCTTAGCTTGATTGGGTCTGCTATTCGGAAGTACGAGCGTGCTATTTCGGATTTATCGGCTATTGAGTCTGGTGCTTCTGCGCGTCAGGTTCTGGGCTACTATAAGCGTACTATTTACTCGGATTACAATCTTGATGATCTCCGGGAGCTTGCTTCTCGTGCGGAGGTTCGTCTTCCGAAGTTGCGGGCTATTGCTTATCTGGCGGAGTAGCTATATTCCTGCGGGGAGTTCTTTTTCTCTCCGCAGGCTTTCATTTTTAGTGTTGAATTTTAATTTTGTGGATTATGATTGAGACAATGCGTGTTAAGGACTTTCTGAAGGATTCTCGCCGTCATGGGCGTTATGCTATCGGGACTTCTCCGTCTAACTTGAAGACGGTTTCGGGGTACTCTGATAATACGTCGGGAGGACGCCGCTTCCTTCGTTTTTCGCATATGGAGGTTGTCGTTGATGACTTCACGACGGTTGTCGTTGACTTTTCGCAGCGTTAGCGTCCTGCCATTTGGTTAACTTTTAATATGCAATCAGTATGAGTAGTATGATGACTATGGGTTTGGGTTTAGCTGCTGGGTACACGAGCGCTGCTACGGATATTCCTATGAAGTTCTGCCCTAAGTGTGGTGTTTCGAAGCCTTTGTCTTTGTTTTCGCGTAGTTCTGCGAATAAGGACGGCCTTCAGTGTTGGTGTCGCTCTTGCCAGAGTATTGCCGCTAAGGCTCGTGCAGCTCGTCGCAAGGCTGCTAAGGCTGCTGCTAAGGAGGAGGGTGCTAGTAAGTCGGATGTTTCTACGCCTTCTACTGTGGAGGATGGTTCTACTAATATTCGGCGTTCGGATTATCATGTTGTTTCGGCTTCGGACGCGGAGGTTCTTGGCGGCGTAGTTCCGGCGGGTAAACCTGCGTCGAATTCGGTTCTGCGCGCTCATGGTTTTCAGCGTTGCTCTAAGTGTCATTCTATCCTGCCGCTTTCTGAGTTCACTTCGTCTTCTGGTCGTGTAGACTACTACTGTAAGGAGTGTCGTAAGTCGGCTACTGACTCGTCACGTTCTGCTGCTTCGTCTGCGAAGTTGTGTGCTTCCAGTGCGGAGTTGAAGAAGGCTATGTCGGTTGAGGTTCCGGCGGCTAAGGTTGTGGCCCGCAATGGTGTTCCTACGTCGGAGTCTAAGCTTCCGCGTCGCCTTCGTAGGTTATCCCCCCCCCCTTGCGGCGGATGCCGTTCCGGGGAGTTCCGACCGCGTGTCTTCAGTGGATGTGTGTATTGAGTCGGGTGTGTGCTCTGATTTGAGTGATACGCGCGGCTTTAACCCTTTGTTCGAGGGCATCTCGTCGGAGGAGTTGTTTTCGGAGCTTGAGGCTCGTGGTTTTGCTCTGGATGGCGTTTACCGCCTTCGTGTCATTCGGGAGCGCGTTGTCAGGTAGTACGTTTACGGTTTATGTAGTTTATTGTTATGGAAGTCACTCGTGGTTTACTGTTGGATTCTTTGAAGGGGTCTGACAACTTTGATAAGTGTATTTGTCTTGCTAAGTACCTGATTTCGGAGATTGGTGGGACATTTACTATCGAGCATATGATGTCGGATACCTATGTGTTTACCTTTCGCTCTTATGATATTGAGGATGCGCTTGCTGTTGTATTCCGGGGTACTCGCTGTACGGTTTTTCAGTCTGGAGAGGCTCAGCGTATCTTCGTTGGTCCTTTCTCCGGGGATGATCTTAGTGTTCTTTTGGAGCTTTTCGGTGTCGAATGAGTCGCTTTCTTTTCATTACGGACTTGCATATAACCACCACGTGTCCGGTCCGCACGGGTAATCCTTTGGAGGATGTTTGTTCTAAGCTTCGGTGGTGTGTCGACTTCGTCAATGAGCATGATGCTACGTTGCTTCTTGGTGGTGACATCTTCGATAAGCCTACGGTTCCTCTGGAGGCTATTAACATGGTCATCGAGGTCCTTCGTGGTTGCCGCCGTATGCCATTAGGTGTCTGGGGCAATCACGATCAGCTTTACCGTGCTGCAGAGAATAATCCTAAGTGTGCCCTGTATACACTTGCTTCGTCCCGTGTCATTGCGCTGATTGATGACCGGGATGTTGAGTTTGAGGATTGTACTGTCACTAATGTTCTACCTTTGCAGACGAGTTCGAGTCCTCAGATTTTCATTTATCACGGTTTCCTCAACCAGAAGGACGGTCGGTTCACGGTTCCGCTTTCGGACATTGCTTCTCCATCGAGTCCTACGTTGGTTCTGCTGGGGCATGACCATATTGAGTATGCGGACTTGGAGTTGTCGGACTCGGTTACGGTTGTTCGTCCGGGCAGCTTGTTTCGGAATCGCCGTGTTGAGACGTCGGAGCGTCCTCCTAAGGGGGTCTATGTTGAGGTTTCGAATGGGTCTATTTCTCACCGCATGGTCGAGGTTCCGGCTCGTTCTTTCGACAGCATCTTTGCTGTTAAGACGGATGGTTCCGTTGCGCCGTCGGAGGATGTTGATTATGACAAGCTTCTAGAGACGCTTCAGGCGAGCTGTGGTTCTGATGATCTCACGTTTATAGATGCTCTTTCGTCGGTTGCGGACGAGGACGTCGTTTTGTACTGCGAGGGTGTCGTAGCGGAGAGTCTTCAGTCTTCGGCGCGTTAGTTCATAAACTTTTAACATTTCCATATGTCTAATATTAATGATTTTAAGTTAGAGGGGGCTGTGGCGTCGGATGCCATGTCCCCTCTTAGCACGTTAGGTCTTGATGATGTTTCCGCTTCGGAGCTTGCGGGCATTGCAGAGGCTTCGTCGGGTCTTCCTTATGACCATTACATTTCGTTTTCGAAGCTTCAGGCTACTCCTATGCTTCGTGTTCTGGATTGCCTTTCAAAGTTGGCAGCGGCTTTGTCAGGCAAGAACGTCCTGATTTCAGCCAATGAGAAGCTCATCACGGTCAAGTATGACAATGCTGCCTACCAGTTTGTTTTTCGCATTCCGAACTCGTCGGGTAAGACGTTGTCACCTTTTGCCATTCCCATTTCAACCCTGAAGGCATTGTTCGGGAATGTCATGGCTCACTTGGTTCTCGTCGAGCAGAAGAGTTCCTTCGGGGATCAGCCTGCGGGGCTGTACGCTCATTTCTCGGGGAACCTTGTCTTTGTAGCTACGCAGCCGTTCGACGAGGGTATGTACAAGTTTGCCTACGACAAGATGACGGATCAGCTTGATGGATCTTACATTAGAACTCACCTTCGTTCCTTTACGTCGCTGCTTGCTTTTTCGGAGCGGACGTCGGAGCGCCATTTGATCTGTCAGGGTGGGATGTCATATTTGAACATCGGCTCAATTCTGGGGCGCATGAAGTCATTCTTTGGTAATCATGACTGCATCATCTCCCGGTATTTGGTTGACTGTATTGCCACGCTTGCTGAGTTCGACGGCACGTCTGTTTCGGGTTTCTTTGCGGACGACCATGCTTCTTTGAAGTTCGGTGATAGCTGCTATCTTCGATTTGCCTACACTTCGGGGGAAGCTGTTTCTAGGTTCATGAGTCCTTTGTTCCGCAATTCGTTCTCGTATGATACCTCGATTCGCATTGATGACACTCCTTTCTGTCAGTTGTTGACGGTTATTGGGTCTTTGGATTACTTCACGGACACTATTAAGGTTTCCTTCGCCACTAGCGACTTTACGGTCGTGGCTCACAAGAAGGACGGTTCGGATGCGACTTACAAGTTCCAGTACAAAGAGGGCACGAGTCCGTCGGGGACTATCATCGTGTCGATTCCAGTTTTGCTTGGTGTTCTGTCGAAGGCTTCGGATGTCACCAAGTATAGCTGTGCTTCTAGTAGCCTTGTTGTAGACTTGGGCGATTGTACTTACTGCGTACGCTCTGTGCTTATGGCGTAGTCATTGTGGAGTGTTGTTTGCTTCTACTTCCCGGTCCTTTCATGGGGCCGGGATTTTAATTTTCGGCATTGTGCAATTATATATCCTATAAATTCATTTAGGCGTGATTACAGAGCTTCTTTCAGGCATGAGTGTTTCGGAGTGTCGGCGTCGTGGTCTTTCGTCGCTTCGTCCGTCGGGTTTTTCAGGTCCGGGTCTTTATAGCCTTTGTAAGGTATCTGATTCGGTCTCATTGGTGCTGCTGTCTTCGGATGAGCTTTCCGGAGTTCAGGACGCTGCGTCTGAGGGGTCTTTCGTCACGTTTGGAGGCATTAAGTATCGGTTATTACAGGAGACGCCTAATGCGTGGCTTGTAGAGCCACTTTCGGGCGATGCTGGGGATTCGGATTCTTTCATCACGTTATTGAAGTCTCAGTATTCGGAACCCGATCCGGAGGTAGATGCAGATCAGGAGTCGTTGGATGCAGCTACGAAGGCGCATGCTTCTACGCTTCCTTCGCCGTCGCGTTCTGCTTCTACGCATAAGGAGTCTGCCTCCTACGATTTCACTAAGCCGTACAAGGCTTCAGACTTGAAGTTGGTTGCCTATCCATATATGAATCCTACGTTGTGGGCGGATGCGGTTAGTGCCGTTGCTTCGCGTGATGGTTCGGATAAGATTATGGTTGGCAAGGTAGTTTCGGAGTATCGGCGTTTGCGTCGCGCTTCTAAGAGTAAGTAGTAGTTATGCTTAGGGATAGCGATTATAGGGATTTGTGCCGTGTCGAAGATTCTTCGGCCCATTCTGTTTTTGATGCCGACGGTGATTCTAAAGGCATTCTGGGTGCTGTAGGTGGTGCTATTAAGAATGCTTTTAAGGAAGCGGGCAAGGGGTTACTTACGGATTTGCTGTATGGCTCTACTGGGCTGAAGGGGTCGGATATCTTCCAGTTCTTTGAGACGCTTGACAAGAAGCTTCGTCATGGCGACCGAGCTGCTTTGTCTGCTGCGCTGACGCAGATTGCGTATGGCAAATGTAATCTTCAGGAGGGCTTCTACATTTTGAGTGCTACGGATGTCACTCCGTCGTCTATGGAGGATTATACTTTCAAGATGCCTATCTTCGCTGCTGTTGATTGGGATTCTTATAAGAAGCTTAAAGAGTACAAGCGCGGTGCGTGGGAGGATATTGACGATGCGGATAGGCGTGCTGACGCTAAGGCGAAGGAGGAGAAGGACCTTGCAGAGTTGCAGTCTAAGTTCCTTGACAAGCCTTTGACGGACGCCTACGCAGGCGACGACTTTTTGGCTCATATCATTCCGAATCCTGTGTCTGGTGATTTGTCGGTTCATTGGGGTTACATTCCCAATAAAAATATTGAGCAGGCTTTCGTTGCGAACGTATCCGGGGATCGTTCTTTCACACTCAGTGTCTTCAAGGATGATAAATCTGCGGTTACGGCAGTGCGGCAGAAAGAGGTCTCGAAGTAGTTGTGCCTTTAAATTAACTTTCTTATATTTGCATAAAATTTACACTCATGAGTTTTACAGATATAATTTCGAGTAGTGTCATCACGGATGCGGATGCTTCGAGCTACGATTCGGATAAGATGGCTTCTCAGTTTACGGAGACGTTTGGCTTTCCTCGGAAGGGTAAGTGGGGGTCGATGAATTATATTCTTTCGGTTCCTAGTGGCAACTACGAGGATATTGAGTTGAACTCAGCGGGGGTTCCGGTTTATGCGGGGGCGCAGTCCTCGCCTTATGGTGGGGCTGTCTTCCTTGTCGAGGTTCTGCCGTCAGGTGAGATGTCGGTCGTTGAGGACATTTCTTACGCGGGTGTTATGGCGGAGCCTACGGTTGCCGATATTCTTTTCGATTACGATCTTCTGGATTCGGATAATGAGTATTATGTTGAGTCCTACGAGAAGAAGTATGGGGCTACGCCGGATGATGATGCTCGGTACTCAGCTGCGGAGGATGTCGATGATAGTATTGATGCGCCTGCACCTTATAGTGCGGGTGTAACCATGATGTCTGACATTGGCTCTCATGTTCCGGGTCAGTTTCCGGCTAAGCGCCGTCGTCGGACTTGCGATGAGTAATTCATTTTTCATTTTTTCTTAGCTAGTTCATTATGGGAAAAGGTTTTTGGGAACACATGGTTGCGGACAGCACGTCATGGGTTCAGGATTCGAATGAGCGTCTTAAGGAGTACCTTGAGGGTTCTTTGAGTAAGGCGGGTCTGGAGTCTTTCGTTACGGTTATGCCGCGACGTGACGGTTATCGTATTTATGCTGGGGAGAAGCCGGACGCTCCTTTTGCATATGTAGATGTTTACTTGGACGGCAATGCTTTGGTTGTTGAGGGTTCTAGCAAGCGGCATCTTTCGGAGCAGGAGATGGGTGACTTAGCGCGTTTCCTCGGCATTTCGGGTTCGGAGGCTGGTGAGAAGCTCAATCGCTTCCGCAAGTTCATCGACGCGCTTCAGAAGCACGCGGGTGAGGACGTTGACAAGCTCGAGGACCTGAAGGTTTCGGATGCTTGTGACAAGGCCGTCAAGGGTCAGAAGATCGGCAAGGCGGTTTCGAAGGCTAAGGTTCGTGACTTTGCTCGGGCCGAAGATGTGGTTGTTGTTCCAGCGTTGGAATCTGCTCCTGCTTATGCTGCGTGGTTTAACGAGTTGGGTTCTGATCAGCAGTTAGCGGTACTGGAGTACCTTTATCAGTATGATTCTGATGCGTCTGAGAACCTTTTGGCTCATAGTTTCAAGGGAATGGCCGTGCTCTATGCGGCAGCATTCTTGCAGGATGTTTCTTCTGTTTCGGAGGATATTTCGAAAGCTTTATCTATGCTTTCTGCGTCTATTGAGGCGGGTCGCGTTGACACGTCTGACTCTACTTTGGAGTATTCTTTCGAGGATGATAATTTCTATTCGTTGAATCGGGATGACTTTCTGAATGCTTTGGATCAGGTCGAGGGTCTTAGTTCCATTCTCTTTGAGAATGCGGGTAAACTTCAGGGCAATAAGATACCTGTGTCGTCTGAGTCTACTCCGTTATCTACTCACATTGATGAGCTGTCTGCAGCTTCTGATAAGGCTGCGGATTCTGCAGCAGTTCCTGCTTCGACAGAGGTTTACTTGGTTCATGATGGCGACATGTCTTTCGATGACGCTGCCGATATCATTTCGTCTTTCAATACTGATTACAGTTTGGAGGATGGTCTTTTGTGGGTTTCTGAGAAGTGGGTCGATCCGTCGGATTCCGCTACTGAAGTTAATCTGTCATTGGCGGCTGGCATTCTGGGCATTGCCAATGGGGATGATATTGTAGCCTCCGATTTTTACGATAGCTTGTCGGATGATGAGGTTTACGCGAAGCTTGCGGTTAAAGATTTGGTTGTTCAGGTATATACTTCAGATCATCGTGAGGATCATGAGTTTATTTATAAGGCTCCTTCTCATGAATTGCTTCGCAAGGTTGTGCGTACCGTTCTGTTCTTCTCTGAGGCTCGGGACAGCTACAAGGACACTTATGAGGGTCTTAAGAAGATTTTGCCTGCTGCTCAGATCAGCGACTCTGTCTCTGTGAATTTCAAGAACTCGAAGGGCGGTTCCGCTGTTCGCCAGCTTTCGGGCGAGCGTGTTGGTAAGCCTGTTGACAAGGCCCGCCCGGTTAGGGACTCGAAGGCTTCGGAGGTTGCTAAGATCGACAAGGCTTTGGACTTGGTTCGCAATGCTTATAAGAGCACTGGCAAGAAGTCGGAGGTCAAGGGTATGTCTTTGGACATCAAGGGTCTCGATGGTGCGGTTGTTGATCTGAAGGCGTATAAGTCTGGCAAGGAGGATAAGATTGCCGTTGAGATTCGCTGGAAGGATGGCGAGCGCAAGGGCTTTGATTACGGTATCGACGCTAAGGCTTCTCATGTTTACGGAGACATTGTTTCGTTGAAGAAGGTCGCCGACAGTTTGGAGGACCCTACGGAGGACTTGATTGGCATTGCTAAGGAGGGTGATATTACTTACGCTGAAGTCGAGAGTATCTTCTCGGCTAATGGTGTCACGCCGTCTCTTGATGATCGTACTTTGTGGGTTAGCTACAAGTGGGACGATCCGGAGGCTTCGGGGGATACGGTCCATCTTGATCTGTCTTCGGGTCTTGAAGGCATTGGGGCTGTTGATGAGTATGAGCCGCTGCTTTCTATGCCGGAGGATAGCTTCATGCAGGATATTAAGGTTGACTATGTTTTAGTTCAGACTAGGTTATACTCGGAGGCTAAGGATACTGCGACTGAATACAATGACTTCTATTACAAGAATCCTTCGAAGTTCACTCTTGATCGTATTTCTCGAGTTGCGAAGGCTGTTAGCATCATGGCGTCTTCTTATGAGGGTACTGTGCATCTCTTGGAGGCTAGTCTTCCGAAGGAGGGTCGTGTTTCTGACTCGGTTCATGTTGACATTAAGAATCGCAAGGGTGGTGCTCCGGTTCGTCAGATCGATGGTTCTCGCATTGGCAAGCCTGTCGCAAAGGCTCGCCCGGTCCGTGATTCGAAGCTTGCGGGAGGCGAGATTGACAAGTCGGCATCGAAGGCTAAGGTTCGTGTCTTTGCTCCTGCGTCGGCTTTGGTGTCGTTCCAGAATGCTTGGGCTAAGCTGCAGTCTAATTCCGAGCTCCAGAAGGCCAAGTCGTTTATTAATTACATGGGCGAGCTTACACCTGTTGAGCTGGTGCGCAAGGGAGCAGATGATGTGGATGTTTGTGTTAACGGCAAGTCTGTTGGTAGTTACGACTTGAAGAAGGACAGCGCCGACTACGTTTTCTATGACCTTATTGGTCGTGACGTTGCTATGGTGGGTGATCACGTTGACAAGGGTCTTTCGAAGACGTCGGATGATGTTGACTTTGCTGCACGTGTTGTTCCTCAGACTAAAGTTTATATTAAAGACTTCTTGACTACCGATCCTTATGGCCATAGCGGCGATGCAGGTGTGGTTCTCGGTCGTCTGGATGTTGATCCGGATACAGTTGTAGTATCGTTCGAGTCGGGTGCTCCTGTTGCCTTGTATGACATTGACGCTATTGAGCTGGATATGGCTGCTGTTTCGGATTCTGTCGAGGATGCTGCTAGTCTTGTAGCTTCTTTGGAGTCTGATTCGTCTCTTGCGAATCAGCGTCGTGTTGCAGACATTATGCTGAAGAATGACATGCATGTTCTGAAGGATGGTCGCAAGGAGATTATGGTCATTGCTAATGCCGATACTGATATTCCGTTGTTCTCATTCAAGCAGCATGCGTGGACGAACATTCATGATAAGGCGTCGGATTCCGAGAAGCGTTCGGATTTCGTCTTCCCTGCGGATTCTTCGGATGTGAATGACGGTAAGGGTCACTTTCCTTTGAATAGTCTTCGTCGTGCTCGTGCTGCTATTGCTTACGCAAATAAGTATCAGGAGCTTCCTACGTGGTACTCGGGTGATCTTGACCTGAAGGGCTTTGTCGATAAGATTGTGTCGGAGGTCAAGAAGCAGTATCCGTCTATTGAAATTTCCCCGGAGTCTTATATTCCTGCTCCGGATCAGAAATAGGTTGGTATAATTTTTAAGTGAGAGGTGGAGTTTCGGCTCCACAGATCGGAAG